TTAAGAAGGCAGAACCCTGATAGGATAAGGGTTCTGTGAAATTTGTCGTGTACAGAGAAAACTTTGTATGTCTGGTGTTTTTAAATCAAGCCATTCATGCAAACGTTCATGAGGAATGACGATTACCGATCGTTTGACATCTCCTGGTTCATGAAATTCTTTCATCATCGGGTGATCTATGGCATCCATATTAAACATTGAAATTACATAGCGTCACCTTACATTTCTTTGAGTTATATCTATCTGTTTTTATTGAAATGTCATCGTTACTACACATAACTTAACGTGACATGACATTACTTTTATTTGTGAGTAATATTGTGAGTAAAACCTAATGAATCAAAATGGTTGTTACTCACATCATGTTAAACGACTTAAAAATCAAGCAATTAAAAGCAAAGGAAAAAGTATACAGAGTTGCTGATCACTCTGGTTTATGCATTGAGGTTCGACCCACTGGTAAGAAGTTTTGGAGATTTCGCTATCGCTTTTTCAATAAACCGCAAATGCTTACGATCGGTCAGTATCCAGAAATAAGTCTTTCGTATGCTAGAACAAAAACTATTGAGTATCGCGAGCAGCTTGCAAAAAATATTGACCCAATAACTTCCCTGAAAAATGAGAGATTGGAGGCTATACAATCCCGAGCTGAAACTTTCCGGGCAATTGCTTATGAATTTTGCGAACACAAAAAGAATTTTAAATCTAAAACTTGGCTTTATGTTCGAAATCTTGCATATGAAGTTGATATCTTCCCGATGATAGGTGATAAACCGATTAAAGATGTGACATCGGTAGATATAAAAAATATCATGGATAATGCTGTTAAGCGCGTATTAAAAACTGGAAAAGGCACTGGTGAGAATAAGGCAATTGCAATAAGGCAAATCATAGCGGAAGTCATGCAATACGCAATTATTTCAGATCGGCTATCAAATGATCCCACTTATGCGTTACGCGGCTATATTCATAAACCAGAAGTAGAAAATGCTCAACCAATCAATTCTAAAGATAAAAAACTAATAATGTCGCGCATTGATAATTATTCTGGATCTATCAGCACTAGAAATGCATTAAAGGCATTAATCTATACTATGTTACGCACTATTGAGGTTCGCAGGGGTCTTAAAGAGTATATTGATTTCGAAGCGCGCACTTGGACTATCCCTATCGCATCAAAAAATGAAGTTCTTGCAGGCAAGCGAAATATGAAGAAAAACAGGATTCATATTGTGCCACTTTCGGATCAAGTATTAACAATCATAAAGGCACAATTTGCTGCATATCCAGAAAGCCCGTATATTTTCCCTGGCGTCAACAATAATACAATGATTGGCGCAGGAACAATGAACCAAGCATTCAGAAATATGGGATTATCACATATTACTATGCATGACTTTAGAGCTACTGCCTCAACAGACTTAAACGAAGCAAACTACAATTCAAACTGGATTGAGTTGCAGCTCGCACACGCTAAAGGTGACAAAGTAAAGGCCACATATGATCATGCGAAATGGTTAAATGATAGGCGGATAATGATGCAAGACTGGGCTGATATGGTTGATAGCTGGAGCCAATGAGATGTGCGCAAACTACGAACCTATAAAACGTGCTCAAGCCATACAACTGGGCTTACTTGAGCCGACTTTTGAATATAAAAGTGATATTTACCCCGGTTATGACTGCCCTCTCATCTTCAGCACTGGCGATGCAATTGAATGGCGTGAAGTGAAATTCGGTTTAGTTCCGAAATGGGCAAAAGATTTAAAGATCTGTCGTAGCACCTACAACGCTCGAACCGAAACAGTTCATGAGAAACCATCGTTTAGAAATGCGTGGGCAAAAAGTCAGTTTGCTTTAATTCCAGTGCAGAGTATTTTTGAGCCTAAATATATCAATGATAAAGCTGAAAGATGGGGAATCTTTAGAGAAGATAAACAGCCTTTTACTGTTGCCGCTATTTATGAAAATGCTTTGATCAACGGCAAGCAAGTAAGATCAATGTCGATGTTGACAATCAATGCTGATAACCATTCTTTCATGAAACAATTCCATAAGCCTGAAGATGAAAAGCGATCAATTATTGTGATTCCAGATCAATATCGTGAAGATTGGTTGAACTGTAAAAATGGTGAAGCGCACAATTTCTTTTTTGATATGAATATCAATGAGTTTACAACGCGACATATGCCACGTTAGCTTTATATCAGAATTATCGATTTTAAATTCATTCATTACATGATCTATTATTTTGATAACGTAACTTTATCGAGATGAGAAATGAATGATCAAACAAAGCATGGCGGCAGGCGTGAGGGCGCAGGCAGAAAGCTAGAATACAACGAACCTACTAAAGTTATTCGTGTGCCAGAATCACGGATCGTAGAAATTAAAGAATATCTTAAAAAGAAATCAAACGAAAATGAAATTTCAGATATTCGACAAGTTGACCCGACCACATATGTTGAAATACCGCTTGCAACTGAACGAGTGCAAGCAGGATTCCCCTCACCTGCGCAAGATTATGTTGAAAACAAACTCGACCTGAATCAACATCTTATTAAGAATGAAACCGCTACATTCATCGTTAAAGTAAATTCTTTATCTATGATTAATCTCGGTATGGATGTGGGTGATGAGTTGATTGTCGATCGTAGTCTTGAAGCAAAACACAGAGACATTGTTATTGCGCTAGTTGATAACGACTTTACTGTAAAGCGATTGATGATTAATGATAGTGAACGATGGTTGCAAGCTGAGAATCCTGATTATGATGACATTCATTTCAAGGATGGCCAAGAACTTATTATCTGGGGTGTAGTCACTCGCCTTTTGAAGAAATTCAAATGAAACAGAACAATAAGATTTTTGCATTGATTGACGTAAATAACTGCTACGTCTCATGCGAACGCATGTTCAATCCAAATTTGAACAATAAACCAGTCATCGTGTTATCCAACAATGACGGCTGCGCTGTAGCACGAAGCCAAGAAGCGAAAGACATCGGTATAAAAATGGGTGTGCCGCTGTATCAGATTCGAGATGTTGTCAAAAAATACAATGTACAAGTGTTGTCGAGCAATTACTCACTGTATGAAGAAATGTCTCGTAGATTTCATAAGATACTTCTGGAATATGTCACTGAAGCAGAGCAAGAAATTTATTCGATTGATGAGTGTTTTCTTGATCTGACAGCGTATGAACAATTATTTGATTTAACTGATTATGCACATCAGATGCGTGATCGTATTCAAAAATGGATCGGATTGCCCGTGTGTGTTGGAATTGGGAGAAGTAAGACCCAGGCGAAAATTGCCAATCACATGGCCAAGAAAGGCAAAAGGTTTGGTGGTGTATGTAATTTAGTAGAAATGGATAAAAGGCATCAAGACCATTTTTTTTCTATTATTGATGTAAATGAAATCTGGGGTGTGGGTCGCAAACATACTAAAAAATTAAAAGAAATGGGAATTAATACAGTTCAAGACCTATCCCGTAGTAGCCCTCAAGAAATGAAGAAGCTATTTTCCATAGTTATGGCCCGAACTGTATCTGAACTACAGGGCGTGTCATGCATAGAAATTGAGCATAGTCCAGAGTCAAAAAAACAGATTATTTCTTCACGCTCATTTGGATGTCGCGTAACTGAACTCGATGACTTAAAAGAAGCGATGTGCTTACACGCTCAAGATGCTTGCCGCAGGTTAAGAAATGATGAGTCACTGTGTGGTTGTATTATCGTTTTTGTTCAATCAAATCCGCACGATGATAGTGTGCCTTTTTATAACAAATCTGCATCTTATGCTTTTCCAGAAGCCACAGATTCAGCGATGGATTTTGTTAAAGCTGCTACAGCTATGATTTGTCATGTGTATAAAGCTGGTATTAAATATAAGAAGTGCGGCGTGATATTGACATGCATTGAACCTAAATCTGGACATACATATGATTTATTGACAGACATGGAGGTAATCGACAAAAAAGAAAAATTGATGCAAGTGCTTGAAAGTGTTGGTGATAAATTTGGAAAAAGAAAAATAGGCATTGGCTCTTGTTATTTACCGAACCGAAATTGGTCGATGTCACGAGATAAATTAAGTCAGAATCCATTTACGTGGGATGGGCTTTTGAAAGTGAATTAGAAGATGTTTAGATTGTCCAAGAAAAGTTTTGAAAAAAAATTTTTAAAACGTAGGAAAATAATTTAAAACCCCTATTGACATAATTGCTCGATCGAGCAATAATAACCACATCAAGACGAGATAGTCTCTTTTGAAATACTTAAATCGCTTTTGAGCGACTGGAGATAGAAAATGTTAAAAATCGAAAATATCCAAAACGTATATTTAAATGGCAAACCAGCAACCACCTTCTCTGTATATGAGCTTCGTGATAATACGTGGGTACATGACTACTCTACATCGGTAAGCGGTCACTGGAAAAAAGCCAAAACCGTTGCAACAAAACATTGCAAAGAAAATGGGCGCAACATTAATTTAAGTAATTGGGAATTTTAAGACTAACTAGCCCTCAATCGGGGGCTATCGTGTTTTTAAGGAAATCAAAATGAATAACTTAGAATTAAAAGCCCACGTCATCGGGCTTGGCTTGACTGCTCAAGAAGGCGCTGAAATTTCTGGAATGCAGAAGCGTAATTTTAATTATTTACAGGATGGTAGTGTTGCTGTAAAGCAAGATGTTGAAATGAAGTTTTTTTTAATGGCTTCTCATTACACGCTTGTCTTAGACAAAATGCTTGCTGATGTTGAAAAGGCAACTGTTCATAATGAAAATGATCAGACAAAACCCTCTACTGTTAAACCTGTTTTGCCGTTTTTTTATAGTTTTGAATCATTCCAGATGACGACTGAATGCCCTCATGTGACTTATTGGCGTATCTATCAAGCTGTTATTTCTCACTTAATTTTGATTGGCAAAATCACAAAACTTGATGATAGCGCAGAAATTCCAAGTGATTTTGGGATATGGAATTGGCTGAAAGGTGGGTATGAGCATAAGCAATTACATTAACGGCCCATCTTGCAAGATTATATTTTGTGCTTATTGCGGAAAGATAGTTAATAAATCAGTGCGTGGTCGCAAATTGACATGTACTGATGAATGTGCAGTACTTTACCAACGCTTAGTTTGGAATAGACAACATGCCGAGAAAATGGCAAAGAATCCCGACTATGCTAAAGAGCAATCTGCTAGACAATATGCGCGTATTAAATCTGATCCTGAAAAACTGGCTGCTCATCAAGCAGCTCAAAGGGAAAGGAATCAGATGCCGAATTATCGAGAAAGCCTGCGCAAAAGTTGGAAAAAATACAAGCGTACTAATCGAGATCAAGAAAATAGGCGAATGCGTAAATATCGTGATGAAAATCCAGAAATTATTGCGCAATTGGAAGCAAAAAGACGCGAAAAAAGAAGTGCTGAACGTGAACGTTTAAAGATTGAAGAGCCTGAACAATATCAAGCTTTACTTGAAAAAGAAGCGGAATATCTTCGCAAACTTAAAGCAGAAAAACGTTTGGCTGAACTTCAAAAAGACTTATCTAAATTGGTGAATAACGATGAATGAATTAACAAAGATGCTCACTAAGCATCAAATTGAACAAGCATCAATAGAAGAATTAAAACATGAATTGTCACGTACACTTAAAGTCACGAGTCAATATCTCGTTTACATGTCAATGATTTGGTCGCAACTTAATAAAATGGGTGTGGATCTATCTGGTTTAAAAAGTGGTTTGTTTGAATACGTTCCATTGATTGCAACAAATAAGCTAAATCCAGATTTAGTGATTGAATTTGCAGGAAATAAAACCCTACTTGCTGCTTTAGCTAATGTGCCCATCGAACAACAAAACTGGATCGCTGAAACGAAACAAGTTGCATTTGTTGATCTTGGTGAAAAGAATGAAAAAATTGAGCGCGTACTTGATTTAACTAAAGCAAAGCCCCGTGAAATTTATCAAGTTTTTGGTGGAGAGAATGGGTTTCGCAATCCAGATCAGCAGTATTTATATTTAAAAGCGAAGAGCAAAGTACCAAAAATCCCGAAAACCAAAGAGCGTAAAACGCTCCGCTCTGTTGAGTTTGATTTGAATAATGAGTACATGTTAGTCGGCAAAGATAGCCGAGTGAAAGTCGATACAATACTAAAAGCATTGGGAGATTTATACGAAATCGATATGTACGAAATTATGAGCAAATATTCTGATCGAATTGCAAAAAAATAGCCCTCAATCTGAGGGCCATGCTTCACTCAATTTTTCTTCATTAACTCTGTGTTCATCAGCATATCTTGCCATTTTTGTATATTCTTCGATGCTTCGCTCGAATACGTTTCCGAGCGTTGCACAGTATTCGTTACTGGCTTCTCTGGAAGCTGTGGACAGACGTTGTTTTGCGTTGGCAAGTTGCTTTGACAAGCTGTTAGCACTGGACTGAGCAGCAATAGCATCAGACTGAATTTGCTTAATTTTAACATTATAGTTTTGCTCCGCTTTCGTGATTTTTTCTGCCCAAATTTTTTCTTGAATTGCTGCATCGGCATTAGCTTTAGCAATTGAAAGCTGTTGTGCTGCAACGTAGTCAGCGTGTAGTTTCTTTTGATCTTTGATTTCAGCAGCTTGATGATTTTGAATAATCAAACAGATGAGCAATAAAAAAGCGAGTAATACAATAATGCATTCTCGCCAGAATTTTGCTGCCAAGTAGAGATAAGTCATTACATCACCACTCGATTAGCAATCCAACCATAGAAAAATTGTTCTTGAGACAAATTGCGCTCAGCAATTTCAATGTAACGCTGGCCTTGCATGATATTAAGAATTCTAACGAGGACTTTCTCGCCTTCTTTGCCACGTTTTGCTAAATAAACTTTCAGGGCATTTAATGTAGCTGGTCCATAAATCCCATCAACTGAAAGATCAGACCAACCACCCTTCCCTTGATTATTCAGCAGATTTAAAGCGCGTTGTAAAAGTGGTTTTGCAAATCCTGTGCCGCAGTTCACACCGGTATCTAAAAGTTCTTCAGCTACAGCTGAGCTAATAGTATTGACTTGATCAAATCGAGGCGTAGTCCAGTACTGCTTTTTATAAATGGCGTTTGCCACTTCAAGCGGTAAATCTTTCATATTTCCCTTGAATCCGTTTTCTCTGGCCACTGATTCAGTAATGCCATATTTAGTCGCCCCGCCACGATCCGCTGAATTATTCACATAACCGCCTTCTCGCTTAATCAATTCATCAAGATATTGCTCAATATTCATTTTCACTTTCCTTCAGACATTAAAAAACCCACATAAATGGGCATGGAATTCACAACAAATTATTTAAATATGGCTCTAAATGTTTCTCTTATCTCAAGCACAATTTCTGAGAGAGTTTTACCTTGCATCAGTTTTATTGCCTGATAAATGATGCCAATGATCAATAGACCAAATACAGCAAAAATCAGCATCACAAAGCCATGCGTCATAATTGATCGATCTGTTAAATGATAGTATTCAATGAATGATTGGCCACCAAACAGACTAAGAGAAATACCGAAAAGCAATTTAATAATTAACGTCCGATTGATTTGCAATTTCCCATCTTTATCAATATCCCCTGATAAGATTAATGAAAAAATAGCCCCGATGATTGCCGCAAATACTTTGAGGATCCAAGGGAATATTTTGATTAACAACGACTCGTTCATATGTTTTGTTTCCATGCTGGTATCCTTTTTCAAGGCGATAAAAAAGCACCCAAAGGTGCTGTGTAATTTAAAACGATTAAACTTCAATCTGCATGACTTCACCATTGGGTGCCGCCCTGACAATTGTTTGACCTCTTACAAAAACTTTGCTTCCGATGGACCATGTTGCTGAACTAGTGCATGCCACCAACCCAGTACCATCAATCACTAAAACCTTATAGTTTGGATGATCTACCGCTTGCACAGTGCCGACAAACTCAGACTCTTTAGGAATTAAATCTAAAAAACGCTGAAATGCATTACTCATGGTTAACACGCTCCACAGTGACTGACTGACTGACTTTGCTGTATGTAAATGACACACTTACGCTATCAACTATGCCCCACCACTCCGCATTAAAAGCCAACACATCGGCGGGCTTGCATTGTCCAACTTTTGTAGTTAATGGCATGTTAAAAGTATGTTTTTCAACAAGTCCAGCCCTGGCTAGTGCTGCTTTACCAAAACTCCCCATGACTGAAGCTGATGTGAACAGGTTATTATTCACAGTCTCAACAAGTACATCACCACTGGTCCCAGTACGCTTAACAATCCCGGTCTGCCCAGTCTTGTCATTCGTCAAGCTAACTCCGTTGTAATCTGGATAACTTTCGTAATCAGTGGACTGCTCAAGCACAATGCTCTCAGGCAATAAAATGTCGTATTCATCAACTGATATCAGATTCCAAAATGTCTTTTTGTAAAGTGGCTTAATCGTGATCGTCTGACTATCAGACTCACTATAAACAAAGCCACCACCTGCGGTCGCAACTTCTTGAATGGCTTTGATGGGTGTGAGTCCTGAATAGCTAAAGCTTTCAGTTGGAACTATCCAGCCAAGCGCATCGATCAATTCCCAATTCAGACTAAGGTCGGGATAAGCGGAACGATCAATCTCGGCTTGAGCTAGTTGCACCGATGTTCGCTCATTCTCTTGTAGAAATGCGCGAGGCGGCGAAGATGGCGAATCAAGCAAAGCTGATGGGCTGCGACCAGTTAATGTGTAAGTTTCTTTGGCAAACTGGCGTGAACGAGTCCGATTTTCCAAAAGCATCAAATGTTCAAAACCATTGACCACAATTTTTAAAATCACAGGTTTGGCATTAATAGGATCAAGCTTCGATAGCTCTGAAACAGGAACAGTTAAGCTATATGACCAACACCATGATTGTCGATCAGTACGATAATTGCCACTCAATACATTAATAACTTCGCCATTATCAAGGCGTGTGACGCTTATTTCATTCACGATATGCCACCAATTTTGATTTGCCAATGCAGGTATACAATCATCAGCACCGAAGTTTAAAATAACGTTGTGCGAATCAACTTCATGACATAAGCAGAAAAAATTTAGATCTGTTGATCCGTTGTACTCTGGGATTTCAGGTTCTGGCCATGGCTCAACTGGATGTTTGCGATAATAAATCGCTTGACCGTCTTCCCAAGGAATATCAGACTTTAAGCGAAGCTCTAAACCCCTATCCCAATCAAATGTAAACTGCTTTTCAAAGACATGAGCGACTTCATAACTGTAAGTAATCTGCTTACGTTTACGAATCATTTCTTGCCAATCGGTTGAGCGCAGATGTGGCAGATTTAATCCATCCTCAAAGACAATATTTTTACTAATGAAAAGTCGCTCATCTTCCTGCCATTTAATGTAATTGCTTTGCTGTAGATGTGTGGTTTCTTCAAAGATAGTTTTGATTGCTTTAACAATTGGCTTTGCTTTCTCAAATCGCGTATTTGCAAAATTAGAAATAGTTAAGCTTTGTTCTTGAGCAATAGCGAATTGATTAAAAAGCATGAAAGCCTGATTACTACATGCCACAACATCATGTAAAGCAGTGATTGCTTTTTCATATCGAGCATCAATACCGCAAAATATGCCTCGAATGAAATTTAGATCAAAGATTGCAGTTGAAATTGAGAGTACAGAAGTATCAACGGTCGCTTCAATTGTGCATAGATTCTCAATAAAACTTGCTTCAATATCAGCATGAAATGAAACTGCAATATCTGTATTAACAGTAGCATGCTCAAGATATCGAGCCTCAATCTGAGCCGAAAAACCATTATCGATAACAACACTGATTGTATTGTTACTAAATACAGCGGTTATTTGAGAAGTAAAGCTAACATCAAAGCTAGTATCAACAATCGCTAAGTTGGTCGTACTGTCTGTGTAAAATGCTTGAATTTCAGACCAAAACGATAAAGCAACTTCGCAAACAACCTCTGCACTAACATCATCACCAAAATTGAGATTTGTTGAGCCATCACTCAAATGCTCAAAATTCAAAATGATATTATGTGCATCGCTGTTGTCAGCTTTAAAGTCTAAATTTACATTGTGAGCATCAACAGAGCCTTGTTTGTTCTTAAAGTCCACATACTCACTCCGTTATGACCCTAAATTTGGATACAGCTTGATCGATGTAATGTTTAACGTCCCGCCAACAACCAGATTTGTATTTGCTAATGAAATGTCAGCACCTACTGCAAAATCAGCTACCACATTACCCTCGCCATTAAATAGCCTCGCCCATTTTGCGGTACCTGTTTTAATGACCGTACCAGTGTCGGATGGTTGTAATTCAATATGATCCGACTTAACCGACTTGATGCACGGATCTGGCAAATTGAGCGTAACCAACTTTGCCGCATTATCAGCTGCTGTATTGGTATTTGCAGGTTTATTACTGTCATAAAAAATAAAGGTAGCGTTATTGCTACCTTTATCGATGAATGTTGCGAGTGCTTGTAATTGCGCCAAGCCTGCGCTTAATGAGGGATAGATCATTTTGGCACCACGTTATCTTGAATGACGGCATTGAATTTTTTGTTTGGGTCGATTGACACCATGGTGTATGCAACATCATGCGGCAAATAAATCTTATATTCACCGTTTTCATTGCTTTGTGTGGTTTTTATTAGCGCCCCATTCAATCGACTATAAGCCCGAATGGATCGCGAGACAGGCTTGCCTAGTTCCATTGTTTTTCCCGAAACCACTGTTTGCTTTAACTGAGTCAAAAGTAAGAGATTTACATCGCAGTTAACCATCATCTCATCTCCATTAACAACGCATATTTCACAAATTTTTCAGAAGATCCCACCCCATATCTGTTCACGTATTTTCCAATTTCTGAAACAGTCACCTCGACATTTTGGTTTGCAGTAATCTTAACAAAGGGTATAATGCCTCTAGGCTCATTGTTCGAGTCAAAAATAGGCAAAGAGGCTACAATCTTTAAGTTTATTAGACCAAACGGATTAGATTGATTTAGAGAGCCGAATGTTAAGTTTCTCCCCATTTTTTGTGGTAAAGCTATTGCATTTTCATTAAACCACATCGTTCCATTCAGTTTTAAACCTGCACCGCTCACACTTTCGTTCGTGTCTTCATTACATAGATGGTATCCACCCATAGCCCAGTGATAAAAATACTGATAATTTTGAGGTACTTTGGTCTGTATTCCCGATGCCAATATCGCAAGATTGTTTCCCTTGATCTTATTGTCATAAAACTCAAAGTAAGCATAAACTGCAAACGCATTATAATTTGAATGAACTAAGTCAATTGCAAAACTTTTTGAATTTCCTACGATATTAAAAACTGAGTTTCCAGCCATGGCAGAGTCAGAGTTAGATCCGTAATCATTATTGCTTGAGTTTGATCTTGTGCGATAATACCATTTCGCCCATCCATGATACGTCCCGTCCCAACCCCAATTAGCATTAGGATTGCTTGAGTCATAGGGCATTTGCGTTCCAGTAATCGTATCAATATCACTCATACTAGAAACCACACCAACCTTTGCAAATTTTGCACCCGATGCGGCCGCACCACTCACACAAAAATCATGAACAAGTAAGATGAGTCCAAGTGATTCGGGATCTTTTGAACGATACGCCCTTTTAGGTTCTGTGCTACCCACGGGGGTGCGGAAAACAATCTCAAAATCAAGCGGTGCAGTTGAACACGAAGCAGCACCATTGATTGCTATTGGGTTTGTCGCCGCACATTCAACTACCACAGAATCCGTATTCGCTGATAAGACCTTATAATCCCCATCCCATCCGTTTGTTGAGCCAGCAATTCTCACCACCTGTCGATCAATAAAGCCATGACCAGAACCTAAGCTGATCGTTGCAGTAATAGCGTCTGAACTAGATTTCACAACTGAGATAATGGGAACAAAATTAAAGCCCTCAACCAAAACCTTATCAAGTAAATTAATCATGCTTCCCCAGTTGTTGCTCAATTGGGGGATATTTTTCATATAATTTTGAAAGTGTTTAACTAAACCAGACATATTTTTATGCTCACAAAAAAAGACCGCTTTCGCAGTCTTTGGTTAATCTAAAATGTTAAATTACACGGTCAATATCGCCGCGAAGCATGATTTGAAATTGATCTGATAAAACGGTTGGTTCAGATTGCTTCACGCAGCGAATACACCAGACCGGAAACATGCATGCAATGGTATTAAATCGAAGTACATTGCCATTAGCCCAACCGCTACCCCAACCCTCTTTTTTGATGGTGAAATACGGCAGACCAGTAGTAGGGTTGATCGGCGCAAAGTCTGTATTAATAGCACCTGTAGCAATTTGACCAGAAACCTCGCCTATGCAGCGGAACGTAGTTACATCAGTAAAGACAATGGCCCAGCGTTCTTGAATTGCGCCTTTGTTGGTTATCTTGAATGGATATAAAGCATCGTTATAGTTAGCCGAGATAGTTCCACCGCTTGGCACATCATCCCAAACATTACCCCAAGTGCCTTGTACAAATTTAGATGTATAGCGGCTTTGCATATCACCAATAACCAAGGCGGATCCGACTACTGATGTTTCGGCATCATAGTTGTGCGTAACGGGTTTAGTAAAAGTGATGCGCCCGTCAATTTGAACATCATTGATCAGCCCCATATCTTGATATCGATATTTAGCAATTAACGGAGTGACAAGCGAGCCAACCGCAAAATCTCCACTCAAAGTCACTTTTCCATAATCATAATCAACAACATACTGATCATATGAGACCTTAATACCGTTCTGATCTTCGAGTTCACAGTAAGAGATTCGCGCATCATCGAGTTGATGAATCGAACCCGCAACAGCACTATCAAGCGTTTGTGATTTGCTGCTTGAAATAATGCCGATATCGCCGACTCGAAAAATTGGCACACGACCGTCAAGCGGCAAACGTGTCGCAGACAAGCCTAAGATTTCAGCATCAAGCGGAATATAGCTATAACCCACGGCGTTGTAGCGTATATCATCAGCAGAATACCAATACGGCATATTTACGATGTATGTACCCGAACCATCAACATTCAATGTGTAGAAATCTTCATTGAGCCAAGGCCGCAAAGCTTTCATTGCATTCAGATCAGAAATCGTGACATTTTGATTGATTGTATAAAAACTTAATCGAACCACGCCCGTTTGATAATCCACTGTGCCTTTGACTCGTTCATGATTAATATTTCCAGACTCGTCAGCAGTGACATTAATCGTGACTGGCGTACCCACGAGCAACTGAAATGAAAGCGGCCGCACTGGTGCAATTGGAATTTTAAACACTGCACTGGCCACTGGCATATTGTCAGCGACTTGAATAATTGATTGCCAACCAACAGTATTGTTCCCTGTATCACTAAAAGTTGATAAATCTAATCGCCCAGAACTTGGGTTGTAATTCCCAACGGTAGTACCTGTGCCAGTATTTGAATTAAAACCTGTATAAACACTTGTGCCAGAAAGATAGTAATTCTTGCCTGCGATTTGGAAAAATACACTTTCGGGTGCTATAACCATGCCAGCATTTTTGACTACATCAATATAAAAACCTGTGCTACGAACTGGTTGTTCGCTCGCAGAAACAGAAGTCGCTTCTTTGCCAAGTGTGCACTGCACTGATTGCGCTGCATCAGTGATTGTAAACGGCATGGAAACACGCTCAACACTGGTGGTTTGGATGTTGTAATAGCCACCACTGGTTTTGACAACTCGCTGATATGCATCACGAACAGCGTAAGCAGTAAATACAACTTCACCGGTCGTGAAATTAATTGAACCCACTTTGCGAACTTGTTTGTTTTCAATCATCAGGTAAATATCGCTACCGTACGACTGGAAATTAAAAACATTATTGGCAAGAATCGCTTCACTTGTGCTGTAGCTGTACTCAAGCCCTGCTTTGGTGGATGACATCACAAGAGTAAATTTCAAAGTATTCACGCCAGAATTGGCACCAATCCCAAAACCGTAGCGCTTAAAGCTTTCTCCGTTGATTGTTTCTGTTTCACCCAAATCACTTAAAGTGTATGGCCCAGTTTGACTATTTCCACCTGTGAACTGGTTGTATGTAACAGTTAAGACATTACTTAATGGAAATAAGATACCCGGCTTAAATGTGATTTTATTGCCATTTACAGCGCCTGTAGCATCACCAGTAATTGAACCATTTGTCGCCACAGTTGCAGATTTATCGACATTATCCACTTTCCAAGTAATGGTTGCCGGCTGCGTCAAATCGAGTGTTTTAGATAGTGTGTAATCAATCGCTAATCGAGTGACTTGTTTTGACGTAATGTCTTCAGATGCTACACCATCAGCCCAATACCACACAATTGCAGACCCAACATCAGGTAATGCTGAGAATGTTACCAACACAGTACCAGTTACATAATCAATCGTACCTGTTGCAATCCCAGTAACGGCACCTGAAATCACCCCTGAACCATTGTCAGTCACTGTGTAAGTTTTACCCTGAGCTGTGAAGATCAAAACAAAACTGCCTCGGGCTGGCACGGGTAAAATCGTGCGAACAAAGTTCAAGCTTTGGCTGTTTTGAGTGACTTCAACTGAATCACTATTTGAAACCCGGTCACGCTTGGCAATTGGAGTAAAAGTGACATTTATCGTTTTGCTGCCAGATCCTGAACCTGCGCCCCATCGAATCAAGCCAGTGTCATAATTAATGGTACCCACAGAGTTGCCAGAAACAGTTTTTAGTTCACCTGCATTATCTGTCACTTGATTGTTGTCAAGCGTAAAGCTTACGGAACTTGGCAAGATTGATGAGCCGATATATGTACTGTTGTTTGCCCCAACTGTGGTTGTAATCTGTCGTGTGATTGTTCCAGATGCACCGATCATGGCAGTTGCGGTACCCGTGATACTCAAATCGAGTAGTGGCGTTTCAACCTGTGATGCTGGTACCAACTGAGCAAAAATGCTTTTGGCTTGGATTGTTGTGCTTGCAACTGCAACATTATTGCGAATACCAACGCTCGCATAATATTTACCAGTATCAGCCACAAGTGTTTCGCGGACAATTGAAGTTGATACCGATCCGTTGTACCACTGCCGCGCTGTAAGGCCCACAAAGTCAGACTTCAAAGCATCATTTAGACTGTAAGTGGCAATCTTATATTCAACATCTTTGCCATCAATAACCATAATCGCGATGCGAGTTTCAACTTTGGTGATGCGTAGATATTGTTCGATTTGATTAGCTTTACCTTCATTTGAGATCAAAACAAGCGTGTCGCCTACCGCGCTTTCAGTTTCTTTAGGGAACATTACCACTTGCAAAAGCTTCATACCCTGCCAATGAGTATCCAGAGGCGTACCAGTAGCCACACCGCCTTTAGCCAGATAGTTTTCTAGTCGATTCTGTGCCGCATTACGTGTATCAGTGTGACTCCCTGTGCTAAAAAGTAGCGCTGACACATTCGGATCTACAGGATTCTCAGAGATAAACACCGTTGCACCCATCAGCGCATCTGTATCAGCACTGGTGACACCAGGAAAAACCTTACGCATGGATACATCGCCCATCGTGCGGTCAAGCTCAGATACATCATTGAACAGGTTGTTAGAAATACCATCTTCAACCACTTGACCTGAATACTTGCCGCCACCGTCTGAAGTGTCGGTCAACCGTTCAGATTTATAAATGACAAGGTTATTGGTTTCAATCGCCATCGTTGACCTCGGTGAATCTTAAAGTGACGTTGTAGTAATCTTCGTCAGAAATGGTTGGAATATCTTTGACTGGCTTGGCTTCAATCGCATTTTCACTATGATTAAAAATCACATTGAATTGTCGATAGTCGTGTGGATATTCAAGTTGAAGTGTGAATTGCTCACCCTGCAATGCAGACCACGTTTTCAGCTTGCTCACGACATGACGTTTAAGCCAAGCCATGTTTTGATCTGCTGTTAGAGTGATTGGTCGGCCTGAGAGCTTTTTACCTTCCTGAACAATCAAAGCACCATTGACGGCGTAGTCTTGTGACTGCTCTATCGCTTTCCATTCAAATTCATCAGACCATAAAAAACCGTCATCTAATGTGACGGTTTCATTGGTTAATTTTCGGATTAGTTTCATGTTTTACATGCCCTTTTTAAGCATTTCCATTTCACGAAGCATTTTTTCAACGGATGATGCATTATCTTCAGAAGTGTAAACCTCAGCCGTCTGGCCATTCATATTAAATTCCAGTTTTACTGTTTTACTAGTTGGCTGCTCGATGTTGGTTGTAGGTGTGGAAACATCAACATTCGGTGCAAGCTTATTCACATCAACCGATTTGTTTTTGACACTTGCGGTTAATGTGTCAGTCATTGCTTTGGCAAGCAAAGCCTCAATTTTTTGTGTACCAAAGATTGAAGTCTGACCTTTGTTGATTAAGTCCTCATATGCTTTTGCATAATAATCACCGTAAACCCCCCCGCTTTGTCGCGCCTCCATAGCTTTTGACTTATCTACCGATGTTGCTTGTGCAAAAATGGATTTAGCGAGTTTGGCCGCCTCAGCTTCGTCATACCCCATGCTTGTCAGTTTTGATTGAACATCTGACAAGTTATAAGTCGTGAAATCTTTACCAATACGCTGAGTTTTGCTTTCAGCATCGGCTTTTGACTTCGCTGCCATGGCATCATTCCACGCGGTAATCGTGTCTTTAGCCTCCTCACGTGCAACCTGACCCATTTCGCGGTAAGCGCGTGTAACATCGTTAGATACTTTGTTGGCGTGTTTATCAGCAGCGCGGTTCATTTCATCATAGGTTTGAACTGTTGCTTTGCCCGTATCATCAATAGTGACGTTTAAGCCAAGTGATGCTGCTTTTGCTTTGGCAGCAGCAATTGTAGCCTGATCACCCGATGCAACAGCAGCCTGCATTGTGCGCTCATAAGCGGCCTTTAATTGATCAGCAGTCGCTTTTCCACTTGCTTGAATTGTTGAAAAGTCTGCTAATGCGGATTGCGCTGCTAATTGAAGTTGCTGTTTGGTTTTAATACCAAGACGCTCAAATGCTTGTTCAACTGGATCAATATCATCAGGCAGTTTTTGCATTGCTCGACTAATAGCAGCGGTACCTAGTTCAACTTGTTTTGTAGAAAAAACTCCCTGCTTTTCAAACTCAACCATCTTGGCTTTAGCTGCATCGATTTCAGCCTGACTTTGCGCTTTGGCTAGCCACTGCTCCCATGCTTGGTAGAGAACATCACCTGCCTGCTTACCTGTGATACCAGCCTGAGTTAATTTATTGCTTAGGTCATTTAGATTATTGCCACCCTCAGTAAAGCTTTTTGAAACCTTGTTCAACGATGCATCTAAGTCAACACCAAATAGTTTTGCGGCAGCAGATGCTCTCGAATATGCATTCTCTGCAACCAGACCCGACCCGGTATTGATTTTGTCGTATTCTGCTGCACGTAGATTTCTGGCTTTAGAGAGTTCCGCCTCCCTTAGATCGATGGCGTTTAATTTATCTTGTGCTGATTTAAGTTCGGTTAGATTGCCTGTTTGCTTTGCTCGGGCAATTTGTATCTCAAGCGCAGCGCGATCAACAGCAGCTTTCTTTTGAAATTCCAGTAAGGTTTCATCTGCCTTTTGGACGTTCTCCTTGGCGACCTTTAAGGCTTCCTCTTTTTTTGCAGCTTTATCAGCTGCTTGTTCTGCCGACAACCCTGCTTGAACAGCGACTTTTCCAGAATTATCCAAGGTGACAATGTAACCTTTGGCAATTAAGTCAGCTTGCATGGTGCCATCCATGACACCGCCATTTGCTTTAATTGCAGCTTCGGCATAGGCCTGCACGGCGGCTAATTTGTCGGCTTCCAGTTTTTTTGCATTAGTCGCTTCAGTTTGCTTGGCTGCGAATATTTGCTCCATTGCAGCCTTTGTGGATGCAACAGAGTCGGCATTTCTTTCGCTTTCAGACTGTGAAGCTTCTTTAAGCCGTTGCATACCTTTGGACTGAAAGTCTTGAGCGCTTTTATCAGCCTCAGCGTAGTATTGTTTCGCTTTCTCCTTCATCAAGTCAGCGTTTGCAGCGAATTGCTTACTAACATCTCCCCATGTAACAGCCGCCAATACTTTATTTGCAGCACCAGCCATATCGAAAAATGCTGCTGTTGATAATTTAAGGGCAATATTAATGGCCGTTAAACCATCAGCAATAAAGCCAAACGTGATTGATAAACCTTGCCCAATACGAGTTAGAAAGCTAACTTGTTCACCAGCTTGAGTAACACCACCTGTAAATGATGAGAAAATAGACAAAACAGCAGTTAAAGATGTTCCTATCTCGTAGACAATTGTTTTTCCAAGTTGATACCCAGCAGCAACCAATTCTTTTACTGCATCGTATGCAGATGAAATTGCATCCTTAAATGCTGTAATGGTTGCTGAATCAATTCCTCCCTCAATATCCGAAACAAAAGCCATCCAGCCTTCTGATATATCATCAAAGAAAACTTTAATAATCCCCAGATTATCAGCAATGGCCATTAGGGCCTTAGCGGCGGTTTCAGATGCGCCACTGGATTGATTCATTTCTCCAATTAAGATTTGCCATTGTGTTGAAATGCGCTGTAAAGCATTACCAATTGTCGCGGGAAATTGGTCGTAGGTCTTTTGGATGTCCGCAGCTTGACTTTGGATTGCTTTGACGACTCGTTCAGAAGTTAGCTCGCCAGCTTCCGCCATATTGCGCAGTTCGCCAGTGGTAACTCCCAATCCCTTAGCTAAGGCACTAGCCAAACCGGGTGCTTGCTCCATGATTGAGTTAAATTCATCACCACGTAACACACCAGACTGTAACGCTTGAGACAACTGAGTAATAGCAGCTTCACTCGCTTGAGCCGAACCCCCACCGATTTGTATAGATTGGTTAATGGTTTTTGTAAGATCAAGTGACTGCTGTTGAGTAAGCCCCATTTGCTTACCAACATCATTGATCTTAGTAAATAGTGTTCCAGTGGCTTCTAAACTTGAATTTGTAGCCAATGCAACCTGATGAACACCAGCCATTGCTTGCTGGAAATTACCGCCATCTTTGGTAGCAATCTGAACGCGTGTAGAAAGGTTTGTGTATGCATCCGCTGTATCAGCGAGTTCTTTTAGTCCCAAACCCACGCCAATTGCAGCCATAGCACCAACAAGTGCGGTATAGCTTGTTTTTAATCCACTTATACCTGCTTTGGCTTTATCTGCCGCACCTGAGGTTTTTTCAGTTGCTGTGTTTGCTTTATCTACAGAATTTTTAAATCCAGCAAAAGCTTGATTGGCTTGCTCAACTTCTTTTTCGAGCGCATCCACTTTGGCTTGTGCATTTGCGATATCTTCAGGTGTAGCTTTGGTTTTAGAAAACTGCTCTAACTTCTGTTTAGCTTGGATTAGATCGGCGTTTAGCTGATCGATGGCTTTGGAGCTTTTATTGCCAAAATCTTTAAAGTTGTTGGCTGCTTCGCCTGCTTTATCGCCTGCGCCATCAATGATTTGTGTAGCTTTGGTTAATGACTGAGTTAGCCCATCTGCAAGTTCTTTTGTGGCTTTAGGAATTAATTCATCTAGTGCTTTTGCAGTTTCAGCACTCGATGCCTTTAATTTATCTGACTGCTGTTTAATTTGATCAAAGAATGATTTTGCCGCATCTTCAGATTGCCTGGTGTTATTAACAAAACTTTTAACATCAGCATCCATCACCAATTTAAAAACAAGTTCTTTTGCCATGGTCTTCTCTGATTTTAGGTAAAAAAAGGGCGACATTTCAAATGCCGCCCTTTAGGATTTATTGGTTTACATGGACTTATGCGCTCTCGCCATGTATGCCTTTACATAACTTTAAAATGGCTTCCGCGTGAGGTATGATGTGCGTAGGGATTGGCTTGACTCTTCCCATGTTAATTTCAACCAAAATGGCTTGCTGAATATTTTCTACATACCACCTGTATTTATGATTAGCTCAATAACCATTAAAAGTTTTTATTTTTCATGGCTTCATTTAATTCATTAGTAAATTTAAATTTAAGATTCGAAGACAAAATACATTTATTTTCTGCTATTTGATTCTTAACCTCATCTTCTGTAAGTGTTATTAGTGTACACCTACACCCTTTTCTGATAGTCATCCAATGGTCTACAGAGTGCTCTATAAACTCGTTATCAAGAACATGGTAGATAACACTCTTGTGCAGCAAACACTCCTTAGGGGAGTGCGTATCATTACAAGGACTCCATAAAACGTACACTCTGTCAAACTTATATTTTTTATCAGTTAATGCTGTTTCTTTTGCTTTTTTTTGCACTTCTAAAAAGCAGTGCCTATTAAAAAACCATGCTGCATAGTAACTATCCTCTTTTAGCAGCTCGCGATCTATTTGTGAATGCAGAAACTCGGGTGTGAGTTGGATATATCTATCAACAAACCTCTCATACAATTTCGGGTATTTTTTAAGTCTATAATTCTTAATATTGGATGCTATATCAAGTATCTCAAATTTAAAGAAATTATGATCTGCCTTACACTCAACCCCAATACTACCCAAAAAGATTATTTCCTCATTTGTAAATGAAGCATTAAACCAATTTTTATATGCGACCCTGCTTAAATTGTTGTCCATTTACAGTTAATCCTAATCTTGAATTGATGTCAGTAGGCCATTTTCAAAATAAAGATATTTAGATTTATATGCTCCCCGATATACCCACTGTTCATGTACCCCTCTAGCAGTTGTTGTCTTATTAACTGTGTCAGGATAACCCCATTTAGAACGCTCAGCTTGGTTTGAAGTCATTCCGATTCTAGGTTCTAACCTAGAATCATATTCAGCCTGCTGTCTTTCATAAGCAGCTTTTCTTGATTGCTCTTCTGACTGTGCTTTTCTAACTTTATTGGCTAACTCTTTACTACCAGCACAAGGTTTGTCTTGAAAAACTTGACCTGTAGAAGTTTTACATTGGTAGATTTGAGCTATGGCTGGAACACTAATTAGTGTGAAACATAACAGTAAATACTTCATTCTTCTAATACACTCCCACAAAAACGGCACTTAATAGCAGTAATTTTTATTTTCTCAGAACAAAATGGGCATTCTTTAAGCGCTGACTCATTTTCACCCGAATTGCTTTCAGCATAGTAGCTGAATGCATCCTGAGCTATTACTGTTTTATTTTGAGTGTTTTCACGACTTATCACGGGTGTTGGCTTTATGTTCTGCTTTTCTTCATCTGGTACCAAATCTCTTAATGGCTCAAAATTTATTTTCTGCTCAGTTAAAATTTCATCTTCTGTATAAAATGCCGCGAATATCAGTATCAGACTAGCAACTACCAATATAGCCCAACCTGATTGAAGTTGAACAGAATCTACAATAGTGTGCGCCAAGCCTGCAAAAGGATTATCCTTTAAGGTAGATGCCATTTCTTTCTTTGTGTTATGAAAGAGGCTCACAAAGCGATACAGCATAAATAGCAGTATCGCCAAGGAAATACCACCAGTCAAAGCTAAGGTGCGAAATTGACGCATAAAAACAACAATAATTGAAACAATGGATAGCCCAATAATCACATACCCATTGGCACTTGCTAACATATTGATTGTTCCCATGATTGGAATCTTAGCAAGTGGCATAAACACACCAATAAATAGCAATAACGCTCCCATCACCCCAATTGTTTGCTGCCTATCGAGAGTCATCACTTATTCTCCCACAAAATCTTAACCACCTTTCCTTGACATAAGATCACTGTGTATTGCTGCAAATCGATATCGTATTTATATTCGGTGGCTGCGCAGTAAAACTTTCCATCATCCAATACATAGTATTTAGGTTTTGCCTTGCCCATCTTTTCAATTAATGAATCTTCAGTATCCCCTACATTAACCAGTTGACCACCACCAGTTCTCATAGCGTTTGTGTAGCTTCCAGCGAATACAACGCTAGAGCATAAAGTTAATAATAAAGCTGTAAGTTTTTTCATGTTATTCCCCTGTTTTTGAGGAGAATAACACAAACCTAATCTGATTTAATATCATCCAGATACTTTTTAAACTCTCTCGCTGCTGCATGTTGTGCTACACGTATAATTCCTGCTTGAGTTGTTATATTGCGCTTGTGAGCCTTAACAACAGCATCAAGATAATGCTTATATGCACCGTATGACATGTTCATAATGCTTTCATGTGAATGCCCTGCTGATACCAATAGCTGCAAAGAATCAAACCAAGAATCAGTATTTTCAACTTGCTTGGCTGATCTGCCACGGCGTTTCAAAGGCTTTTCATAAAAATAAGCCTTATTTGCTTCCAATGTTTTTCTTAGCAATTCAATACAAATTTCTGGATTATTTATTTTTGTTTTGATGACTGAATCAATATCTAAATCAGTGACCAAGTTAATCATTGAATAACACTGAACTTCAAATTGAGAAATTATTGTTGTCAAAATTTCATCTGAATAGAATTCTAAATTGTTTAAATTGGTTTTAACTTCTGATGAAGCAACAAGCCACAAATCAAAATCTTTCATCGTGATTTGACGAACATCAAGATCAAAATCACCTACATTCAATTTTAATGAGCGATTAGATGCAATAAAAAAATCATTCATGATGAAATCCTATTTAGGCACAGGCATTAACTGCCTGCACCAATTAAACAGCTTAAGGAGTTGCTGGAATCGTCACAATATGACCGTAAAGCCCCAACATATCATCAGATGCTTTCGATACATCTGCCAATGCCTGACCTTCAATCTGATACTGCCCCAATTCTTCATGAATCAAAGCAAATGTGGTTTTTGGAGATTTCTTGGTGCGCCATAGACGTACCGCAATATTGTCGCCATTGGCTGTATTGATGCCTTTAAAGAACAATTCATATTCTTTATTAAAATCATTTGCCAAGGTTGTTTGAGTCACTGCACCAGTGGTATAGGTCGCTAAAATCGGCATAGTCAAACCAGCAATATCTTTAAAGACTACAGTGCCAAATTTTGCATCCACAGTGTATTTGCTTTCTGGAATTGTTGCTGGTGTGCCTGATGTTGAGTCAGTAAATGAAACTTGAGAAAGATTGTAGCCATCAAGTTTAATTTCATCGCCAGCCACCACAGTCCCAAGTGATACTGCTGACTTGGTGGTGCTTACAATTGAATGGTTTTCACCAGATACCACATATTCCAAGTTTTTTTCGTCTAACTCTTCAATTTGTCCAGAAAAGTTGACGGACGTGGTTTTAACCATGGTGAAGTCTGTGCTGCGCTGACCTGACATGCTTTCCTGATGCTCAACAACATCTGCATCAATTTCAAGCTCAAACTCAGGCACGTTACCAATTTGACGCATAGCACCAGCTACCCCATTGACAATTGCAGACAGATAAAATGTGCCCTGCAATGACATGTATTTTTTAGCCATCTACCTTTACCTCTTTGGTTGTTTTGGTCGGGGTGGTTTGTTTCGTTTCTGAAGGTTCTTTGAACTCCTCAATCACACCACGCCCCAAAAGTTCTTGAATCTGTGCATCGCTTAAACCACCTACAATGTCACCAGAACGAAAACGCCCGACTGATTGCCGGGCGATGTATTGTTTAGTCATGTTTTTACCTATATGAATTTTTTAGATTCGAAGATTGCTGTTAAGTATGCGAACCCAGTGGAAAATCCCTCTCTCACTTCAATTAAGTCGAGCGGTCGTACACTAGACGATGGCTGCCAACCTGATAGCAACTCAATTACATCCTGAAGCAATTCGCCCGCCTCATCAGTCACAACATTTCCGTTGGTCATTTGAGATTGAGCATTTCGACAAGCTACTGTAACTGCCCAACGGATGCCCAACATGTTGACCTTGGAATTTCCAGAGCTATCAACCTTAGTGATTCGCTGAAAGTTGACATGTGCTGCTGGGGTGACCTGCGACATTTCTGTGACCTTGACCGAGTTCAACGGCGTATAGATCTGCTTCAATGCTGAAATTTCTTTTAGCTTTTCTGCAATCTCGTCACGCACTGCAAAGAAATTAGACAAGTATGAATCTCCCAATAATGTCTAAGATGTTTTCCTCATCCTCAGAATCAATGCCAAGGTAAGTGCGGGGTGGTACCTCAACAGACTTCACTTTGCGCCAGTTTCCTGCCACATTGAAAGTTAGATAATCAGCAGTTTTAGGAAGGATTGTGCCACCGAAATGCATCATTGCAGCATATTCTTCTCCAGAACCCCACTCCACGCCATTAGATAATGTCTGGAAATTTAAGCCATTCATTAAACGACCTGTATCTCGAAGAGTTTGACCGCCTTGTAGTTGCGCCCTCCAAGACTGTTTCCATGGATTACCATCAACATTGCTTTGATTTACAAACCGCATTTGGCTTGAAGAAACACCATACCCACCAATCTCTGTAAACATCTCATTTTTACGATTTTCGAAATCAGCGAGTTGCTGAAGAACCTGCATTACAACAGATTCCCCATCAGCTTTAATTGAGATATGAGCTGCCATCGCCACCTCACTTGATGCTAGGCATCATGTCTAAAGTTGCATCCCCAAACACACCGCCTTTGTAGGTTGTACCAATGGGCATCGTTGCTGGTGCATTGATTGGCTTTTCTTCTGTGACCTGATTGCTCTGGTCCAGAATATTTAAAACTGCCTTTCCGTCAGCCACACGTTTAAGAAAATCGATTTCCGCTTTGTAACGGTTTTCAACCTCTTCAGTCGGTTGCTGAAAGTAGAGTCGATAACGAGCTATATTGCATGCCACGCGCTTTAATGTGCTTGGCACACTAGGCAACGGCAATTGGTATTTCACAGCAATATAACTATCGATTTCCTCATTAGCATCTTGCAGCACATCAGCAATGGCATTTACTGAAGTCTGCATGGCTTCCAGATTAGCAATTTCACCAGATCCAAAACGGGCTTCAAGATCTTGTCGAGTTGCATACATAAGACACCTTACTTGGCATCATCTGCCGTTTTCGCTGTTGGTTTCTTTGATGTTGCAGCTTTTAACTGCTCTTCAAGCTTTGTTAATTGAGCCTTCAAATCAGCAATTTCGGCGGTATCTTTGGTTTTTTCATCAACCAACTTCTGATTGTCAGCCTTCAAATCAGCAATTTCGGCGGTAAGTTGAGCCAACTGCGATGCTGTTCCATCGGCTTTGATTTGAGACTCTTCTGGTGGTTTAAATTCTTCAATAGCACCAGAACCCAAAAGGGCTTGAAGTTGTTTAGACTCAAGCCCTTCAATTTCCTGTCCTGGTCGGAAATGACCAATAGACTGTTTTGCAATGTACTTTGGCATTTAAGCCTCCTTAAACAAAGCCACGACCACCAACCAGACCATTCTTGTTGTTTGGTACGGCAAGCGGTGAAGATTCACCCAACATCTGAATGCTAGAAGGATTTTTTTCCTGCCACTGGCTTAAGAAAAACTCTAAAGGCTGGCCAAATGCTTCAATGTTTTGAATTGCGCAGTGAGCAATCCAACCGTTTGCATCAGAAACCAGACCAAAGAAGTCTTCAGGAATAAAACGCTCTGACACCCCATTTAGGTTGTGCGTTGCGTCATAAGTCCAAATCTGAATGTTATCAATATTGCCACGGAACTGCGGTTTTGATGGATCATCAAAAGTTGGGGTGATTGGCACACTGATCGAAGCATAAGGTTTAATGAATTTTTCTTTAAACTCTTCGTTCTGCATCAATGAATTAAAAACCTTTGACGATGTGAGCGCCAAGTTTGGCGCGACACCAGCATGCTCAACTGAGATATTAATCATTGATTGAATATCTTGCACAGGTGTTGCATTGGCCTGATTCCATTTCACCAATGGAGCAAAATTACATGCGGCATTACGCTCGTAATCGACCGTATATGAAGGGAAATCAGATGATGCAAACGTGGTCTTTCCATACAACAAGACATCGCGAGAGATTAAGAGTTTTCGGTTCTCGATCGACTGGCGTAGGTGAATTGCCTTTTGAGCCTGATCAATTAATAGTAGTTCAGCGTCACTTAAGCGATTTGACCCTGTCGCCACAATACCGTAACGACGCAATTGAGTGACCAAGGCGGTATCTTGGACATCACTTGGCATGACGGTTACCATTGGCTTTAAATAAGCTGGCTTTACAAAACCAACTTTGCCTGATTCTGCCACATTGATTTGTCGACCAGCAACATTGGGCATTACGAATGGTGCAAGTGGAGTTGCAGTATTAAGCTCACCTACAGGAACTTCTTTTTTGTTGTATGACACACGTTGAGGGAAAAACTTATCCATCAGCCAAGTATCCACCTTTTTGGTGGTGTCAGTTAAAAGCACAAGTTGAGGAATATCCAACAACTCAACTGGTGCATTTTGAAATGTAAAGCTAGTGCTCATATTTACCCCACGACTTTGCGTAATTCAATTTTATTGTTAAGGCCTTGTGCACGCACTGCATCGTATTGGCCTGCTGTTAGCTTGGTACCACTGACTGTAACAACAGCAAGGTCATAAGCACCCTGTACATAGATTGGCATCTCAAGTCCGTTGTTGGCGTGGTATGTTGATTGTTCGGCTGTCATGTCTTCCACCACAATCGCTTGCCAGTCTCCAACTACACCTGATGTGATGGCTGGATGAGTTGCGACATTCGTAGCACTGACGGCAATTAAATCGCCACGTTTATAAACAACGCCTGCGGTTGGTTTCGCATTTTCTGTACGAACACCATCACCAACCACCAGTTGGCGACTTTCGATTGTTTCTGTAATTGTTTTACCCATGATTAATTACCTTTATGTTGGGCTGCTGCAAATTGATTAAATGCATTGTCTAATGCTGAACCTTGCTGCTGCTGGCCAGTGCCACCCTGACCACCTGTAGCTTGATGGCTAAACAAGTGCTGCAAGTGGGCTGGAACTGCGTTGGTTTGCTGTTGTTGCTGACCTGCAGGTGGTGAGGCAGGTTGCTGACCTGAGAACTGTTTTAATTGCTGTGACATGAAGGCAAAAGTCGCATCATCCATATTTGTATATGAAGTTTTTTCTTCAGCACTGAATTGCTTATTCAAAGACGCTTCAAGTAACTTAATGTCTTCTTCACGCTTATCCGCTTTGAACTTTTTCAGCTCATTCTGCGCAGTATCACGATCTTCTTCTGCTTTTTTCTGTGCGGCTTTCGCCTGTTCGAGTTCGGTCACATTAGTGTCCTCTTGTTGATTAAATTGTTTGGTTGTGGGGTTGTGACTCGCAGCAATTGCTGATGTGTTGTCATCTGCTCCTAATGCACAGAAAGACACCTCTCGGATACGTCCACCACGGAAAACTGTAATGGGTGCTTGATATGTCTTTCCATTAACAGTTACTTCTCCCTTCTCGATTTCCTCTATCGTAGCTGGTTCAATACGCACCGACATCTGCCATGGAAAACCGTCATCAGAGTCTTGTGCCACTTGAGCACCAAACTCATTACTCATGAGTGAACCCGTAACAGTTAGACCTGTTGCATGATTGATTTGAAAATTGTCAATCGCTCCTGCACGCTGTCGAGTTGAATGCTCTAGTAATGCTGGAATACGTCCTTTGATTTGCATGGAATCCAAATCAAAGATGATTCGATCCCAATACCAGTGGTCTGTAATGACTTCACCGCTATATGCCACACCTGAAAAGGTGCGTTTTTTGTTTTCTACTGGTTGATCTAAAGCAACATCACCCAAGCGAAAACAAAACTTATTTTGTTCATCAGCCATATTTCACCCATTAAAAAAGCAGCCTTATGGCTGCCTTTTGGTTAAATTTAATTAATTCACTAAAGCACGTAATGTATAAATCAACTGCCCTTTGATGGTCTCAATTTTTATAACCTCAAATGACAACCCAATAGGAAACAACACCCCTTGGCCCGCATTCAACTTATTCAGATCAATCCCCAAACCCATCGCATTTTCGATTTGCAGAACAATCTCACCACCTGTTTCGGCAAAGAGCATTGGATGATCGAGCGTGATGGTCTTCCCAACTTCAAGCTTTGATACATACGCAATAGTGCTGGATCCTGACACGGTTGCAGTCGTATTGGCCGCAACTGCCTGAATAATTCCCATATCAGCAACTAACCAGCGCCTCAAAACATCATCAGCCAAACTAATTGGTTTTTGTGATAGATAGGTCGTTAAAGCGGTATCATTGCCCTGCACATAATCAATCAGAATTTTGACTGCGCTTGGCCTGATTGTTGGGTCTAAAGGAATGATGGTATTGGCGATAGTATCAAACAGGTCACGACTGCTTTTATTCATCGGTGCAAGTAAGTTGGTTAGTTTCTTACTTGCAGTCCATTCGGCTTGAATAGACTGTTTCTGAGCCAATAATTCATTTTTATCCAAAATTGAATCAGCAATCTTCTGATCGACTACTGCCTGCATTTCACCAAATGTCAATGGACTGGTAGACCAACCCATATCCTTAGCGACTTCAGGTAAGTCTTCATCCGATGTGATACCTAGCTTTTTGGCTTGCTTTTCTGTAAGCGCAATCACGGTACACCGACACATAAAGCCCCACGGCGGGTAATAAAGTAACCAGAATGGATCATCTATATGTCGAATGATTCGATTAAGCGCGATGTGTGTGGGTCTGACACGACTATCGTCTATCGCCGAATACATTAAATAGGGACGTTTCGCCTTATTCTTCTGTTGTTGAGTCCAGCGGCCATAACCATAAGCTGTTTGAATATTTGTCCTGAAAACATTCTTGAGATAAGGCTCACTCAGAATAATTTCATTTTCTTCAACCAGTTTTTTAAAGTCATTGAATGTTGAGCCATCAGCAATCGCCTTATTGACGGCCTTCATTACCGTTTCTATCTGTTCGATGCTTGATAAAAAACTGACCGTTGTCGCCATTTGACGAGTTTTTAAGTCCATCGAATAAAATTCATCTGGCAATACGATTTTACGTGATTCAGCAAACTTTAGTGCTTCAAGAAATGTGACTGGGGTCATTTATCCTCACTTGCTGTGGCGTACCCCAGCACATCAGCCGCATACAAAGCTCGATCAAGGTTAATGCTGAACTGTGTCTGACTTGCACCTGGCATAAGTTGCATCAAGTTGAACGCCAAAATCTCTAGCGTTTCACTAGACTGAACCAACTCATTCACTTGCTTTTGATCCAGCAAATCAATCAATCGCTGACCATCTGTCAACTCCTCAACTTCCTGCTGTTCTGCGCTCAGCCGTTTAACATCTGCCGCAAAAGAGAATGCATGGCGCGGTAAGGCTTTAAACTGAACATCTGGAAGTGATTTCTGGGTTGTTGCGTTTGCTACATCCCCATCTTGCAACCCATACTCACGCTGAAAATATTGAGATGTTAAGTTTGCGCCTGCATTTTTAAGTTTGACATCACGATCGGCTTTTGCTGCATTTAGCGATTGTTCATCACCTATGGTAATGATGTGTCGCTCCCAACCATTCAGGGCACATAAAGCATCAATAATGGCCTGAAAAGTTGAAGTAATCATCCGAATGTCAGCATCAATCTTGTTATTCTGCACTTCAAGATGAACCTCACCTAAGGCGCGGCTTCCTGAATTATCGGTACCACTGGTAAGGGTTTGCCCTAAAACGACCTTTTGGATACTTCTCTCGATCTTCTTGTCAAAAGATTCAAACGCAGCTGATCCACCATTTCCGTTTGATGATGCGGTAATAATATCCACATCTTCATCTTGATTGAGTGATAGAACAGAACTTGCGTGAGCATTCAAAAGTGCTTTAAGCATAGCTTCTACATTTTTAGATTTCCCTTTCAATAAAGGATTTCCAAAACGCTCAACAAACTTAGCCCAAAACTTGGTCGTACCATTTTTAAAGAACCACAACCAATAAAGTCGACTAAATAAAGCCTCACCGTAAGGGTTTTCATAACTTGGCTTGCATTGGGTTAAAAAGTGCTTAAATTGCTGATCGCATTCCACATCACGATGCTGATTGTTGTACATTTGAAGCAACATCAATCGACCATCATTTTTTGGCTCGAACCATTGCATCGGTTTTTTCCCAATCCATTGCCAACCAATAAATGGAGTGATGTTAGGACCCTCAATAAATAGTGCGGGTTGCTCGGGTTTGGTGTATACAGCCTCCAGTACCGAATAACCATACCAGCGTGCATCCTGAGTCCCTAGACTCAATTCAGACCACCACTTCTTTAACTCACTTTTCAAAATTTGCGCTGGCAAGCCCTCACTCGGTTCAAGCTTAATAGGGGCTGATTCAAGTTTATCTTGGCGCTTTTCTACACATTGATAAATTTCATCGTCATACATTAAAACATTTAGACGATGACGAGTTACACCTGCCTTTCTTAAAACCTCATCCATATCTGGCATTTTGGTTAAGAAATTCATGAACGCCATTTCAGCTTGTTGTGAATACAAATAACCCCCTGTTAATTGGGGGTTATTTGTATCCTTAACTTTATCTTTCTTAGCCATAATTTAACCTGTCATTGGTTCCTGATAGTTCTGCATGACCGTTGCTTCTTCAATCGCATCAATTAAAGTGTCAACCTGGTCATCGTGGTCATGTGTCATAGCTGCAGTGAATTCTTCACATTCTTCTGTGAACTTGGATACCCAAGATGCATTCATTGGTAGCATGACAAAGCGATCTTCAGGCTTATTTTCATAGTCATTTTCAAGCGGAACCTGCACATCCATAAATCGAGTCAATTTATCTGTACCGCGCTGAACTGGAATAACTGGAACACCTGCATAAGTACCAAGATTTTGGATTAGCTGAGTACCATGAGCTTTATCTTCCACCTTCATCCAACGGATCGGACGAGTTTCATAAGTGTAGTCTTTATGCTTATCGATGAATTCTTTTGCCTGCCGATTCATTTCGGGTGCTTCCCATTTCCCACGCAACAAATCAATTAAATAGAGTTTTCCATCAACACCAAGACCAACTAATAAAAACACAGTAAAGTCATTATGCTCTTTAATTTTTTGAGCCGTATCAACATAGATTGCACGCCATTGAAGTGGTGGCAATTCATCGTAATAACCAAACCATTCGGCTTTTATTAGATCGCCGCCCAATTTCTTAGGTTTTTGTTGATATTGACTACTGAATGTATAGCGAGATACCACGGCTCCACTTTTATCCTTACCGCCTTTTTCCAGTTGCAAAAGGGAAAGCAAGGATTCTTTATGTGGCCAATAGCTTTGACGACCTTTATCATCGCGTTCTACACCCATTGGCACAAGTTTTTGAATATGCTCAGGCAATGTTGCAATGTAATCATCATCAATCAAAGCGGGAATAGAAACTTGCTCCCATTCACCCGGCACATTACCTGACATCACAAAGTTAGTCGGATCTTCCGAGTGAAGCCGTTGCATAATCATGATGATAGGTGTGTCAGATTTGGCTTTACGTGAATTGACCGTGTTTAGAATTTTACGATTAGCTTTATCTCTGGCAGGTTTACTAAAAGCATCCTCTGGTTTAAGTGGATCATCCAGAATGATGCATCCCGTGAATCCACTATCTGCCAACGTACCTGCACGGCGACCAGTAACCTGCCCACCCATTGATGCAGCATAGATATGCCCCGCCTCGTATCCATCAACTGTAGTTTTCCAACTCGCCTTTGCATCAGTGCTAGTGGAGATAGACGTAGACCACATTTGCTGAAATTCATCAGACTTTACGATATTTCGCGCTGTCGCAGATACATCCTCAACCAGTGATTGTGAGTAAGACAAATACAAAAATCTTGAGCGCGGGTTAAGCCCAATTCCTCTTGAAATCAAATTTGTTGTTAATTCAGTTTTACCCGCACCAGGTGGGACGTTAATAACTAAATTGGCGATATTGCCTTTTACTACTTCATCAATTAGCCATGCCACATACACATGATGCCAATTAACCATAAACTTAAAACCCATTCGGGGTTTAAAGAAGCGACGAGTAAAGAATAAATGATCGTCCTCGCACATCTCTTTTTCTACGTGCGTTTGAACATCCATCAGTATTCCTCTTGTGCTTTCCTTACAGCAGCCTCAACCTGTTCTTGAGTGGCTTGAACCACGGTCGTTTGCAATGGTGCACCATCTTTACCTGTTACTTCGGTTTTGTTTGTGTACTTCCCACCCACATCCTCCGCCGCTTGTTTGAGGATATTCATTGCGGCTACACGATTTTTACTGTGCTTTTGATATTGGCTCTCATAACGCTGCAAACGGACAGACAGATTAGCAATGGGAATGTTCTCAGGTTTACCCAAAAACATGTCACGAGTCTTTTCAAAATCAATTCTTAATTCTTCGCTCAAGTTCTCACCTGAGCGTTTTGTCGGGTCGTATTTTTCACATTGCTGTTTTGTAACTTTAATGCCGTATTCTTGGTGGACGAGCTCCACTGTTTCTGACGGTGTGTTAAATACAGCAAGTGACCGAACTATAAAGAGTTTTATCTCTTTTTTTAGAACTGCCATAAATCACCATTTGTCCACCTACGTCCACCTAACTGGGCAAAAAAAAGAGCCTTTAGGCTCTACTTAATCAAACACGTCCCGCAGCACGCAGCTATATTCTTTTCTGATACAAACGGCGCTTGCTTTGCGACTTCGACCAGACGCTTAACGCTGTCACTTGCGCCCCATCGTTTGACCACTCCTACAAATTCCTCAACGTCATGGCCAGCAAGATAATGCTTTGGTAACCCGGTCATATCACTGTATAGCGGCTCACCATCTTCATCACGCATTACGCCGATGTGATAAAGCTCGTGTTCTATCAGGGCACAAAACTCACGATCGCTCGCTTGTTCACAAAAGCTAGCATCAATCGTGATTAGATAAACAGGCACAAAACCAAACCAGTCACGCATCTGTTGTTCTTGTCGAGCCTTCTTCCAACCACCCTGATTAAACATTACCTTTTCACATTGACCCAAAACCATAGCCTGTTTACTTTTGAATGCCGATGATGCCCATGCGAATGCAAGGAAGGTTTCATCGTCGTGTAACAGCTCAGCAATGTGGTCATGATCAGGATTATGGAGATCACCACCTAAAGTTAAGAAATTGGCGATTACCCAAACTTTTAATTCTGGCGCAGCGATTATGCGTATCGCTTCCTCTTCCTCGGCTTGGTCAATAAAGTCAGTCTGGGGGAATGGTCTGTATTGGTCCATCTTCAAGTCTCGCTAATTCGCTTTTAATCCAGTTGATGACATAACCTGACAATATTGAATCAGGGTGAAAATGCTCAAGTCTGTAACCCATATCTTCAGCCAAATCATATTTGCTGAATGCATTAGCTATCTTCTTACCACCACGACCTACAGCCCAAGAGCTACCCGCAATTTCAATGAGAAGATTTAACCGCACAATATAAAAATCAAAGCGCCAATTTTTTGTAGATTCAAATTTAAACTTACGGCGATAACCAATAAGATTCTCTTCTAATTCTTGGAATAGGGTTTCTTCTGCTTCGAGATAATTTTGTTTAGCCTTAGGTAAAGGTTTGGTTCTTGGTTTTGTTTTAGGTTCTTTTTTCCGTGTAAGCCAAAAGTATTCTCTATTGTCCATATTTCAACCATTAAAAAAGTCCCTAATTGGGACTTTGTAATGCATAGCTTAAGTAAAAAATAGTTCTATAACGCTTTCAACACATTACCAACTTAATGTTGCTTTTGACTCTCAATCATTTCTGAAAGGCTCTTTTGAAATTCAGGAATGGAAAAAATATCAATATATGGGATTTTAAGAATGCTTTTATTTTTCTTAAGTACGCCTAAACCTGTAAGAAATTGTGATTTGTCTGTTAAGAAAAAAAATTCAAAACAGTATCCCTCAAAAATGGTAAAAAAACGAATTCGATGCTTTTCATCAATATTACAATAAATATCTGTTATAAAATCTAGCTCCATCTCATTCAATGGAACAATCAAACTCACTAATTTTGAAATTCTGAGATCAAAACATTCTGTTAAAAAAACCCGCTCGTTCTTAACACTTTCTTTTAAAAATTTTTTGGCTATGGGAGATTCGTCAAAAATTTTTAATTTCTTAAAAATTTCATGGTTAGATTCTATTCCTCTCCACATAATAGACAACAAATACAAAATGAGCTTTTTTTGATCAACACCTTGAATTTCATAATGATAATCTCTCTTTTTATGTTTTACTGATTTCATTCTATTTCTTAAAACATTTAAAGAATAGTTTTCATATTTCTCATTTAATTTATGTTCACATTCCCTACATAACATATATGTGGCCCACTGATCCTGATCCTTAACAACTTTCTTATGCTGTTTATCAAATCTTAAAGCATGATTTGAACCATTTAAGGCCTTTTTAAAAACTGCTCGACCAATAACATGAGAACGCGTTAATTCTTTTTCCAGATCACATAATTTGCAAATGCCATTTTCCATAATTGTTTCTTCGGATAACTTTCGATGTTTAATTTTTATTTTATCAATAAAAAAGAATGAAACATAAAATGGTTATAAAATTATTTATCATTGTTTATAAAAGAGAAATCCCCGCCAATAATCGATATTTAGCGGGGTTTTATGTGCCGTAATCCGTTCGGCAAGATTAAAAATGACATAAAAAGGATATGGTGATCTGCCATATCCTTGCCTTAGATTACGATATTGATCAGCTCGGCAACTGATCTACCGCTACTCAACACGACAAACATATCAAAGTTAGCTATTGAACTGTTCTGTGTCTTTCAATTTCATTGGTCGGGGTGCCACCCACAATTTTAGGCTCTAAGGCTAACTCAATGTGTGACGAAATCACATTGGATTCAAACCGATTTATACGGCTGGTTTCTGCATCCCACCGTTTGCGCTTTTAGTTCGCCATTATTCTGGTAAACGTCACAAATCAAAATCGCCCTTGGTTCGGGTGGCGTACTACCCCTATGCATATGCTGGCATGAGCAATCCCCCAATCATATTACTTGTGCACGTCACAAGCACCTTTATAAAACTTCAGGCATTAAAAAACCCCGCTATGCGAGGTTTTATAAAGGCGTTTAAATACAAAATCGCCAACTTATCACAAATATGCCATACCCCGTGCGCACACTCAAGCAGTTTTTTCAAAAGTTTCAAATGAAAAATGAGAATGCCGACTTTTGATATAAGCCAAACCGCACTTTAAATCTTGTCTGATTTGATTTACTGATGTGTCATTGCTTTTGGCAATATCACGCAAGGAATTACCCATTACGTGGTGTGACCAAATCGATGATACCCAATCTTGTAAAATCTCATCCTCAACAAGCTGAATATCCATAATTAAACACTGTATTGCCCGCGCCTCGTTGTCACTCAACTCGCAGCACGTACCTTTGCGTTGTACGCATAAGCGATCTTTTAACTCTTCATCTGCCATGTACATTGCAAGCAATCGCTCACGCTGCTTTTGTGTAATGCGTTTGGTTGGCATAGTTTTCACAACCATTACCATTGTTTCATTGTCGCCATTGATCCAAGCCCCAAGCTGGCGACACCACCCTTCAAAACTATATTTGGACCAATCCGTCGCCTGCATTATTGTCACCGCTGCATTCATCACAAACCACCTCTCACCAAATCTTCAATCTGCTTTATCGCCAAACCGCTTTTCACTTGCTGTGTATCGAACCGTAAAACCTTAAAACCCATCACCGCTGCCGCGTTATATTTTTCCATATCCCCCAGATAACCTTTTGCTCTTGTATGCCTTCCACCACTCCAAATCCCGCCTTCCACCTCAATCAAAATATTCGTGTTACTGATCAAGAAATCAGCCCGCCACTTACGTTCTGGATGAAACTTGAATTCTTGTTCAAACCCAATCTTTAAAGCCTTTAGGTGCCTTGCCAGTGTGACTTCGCCTTCGCTTTGTACCCTTTGGCCTTTGACTGAACGGCGCTTTTTCCCCTTCTTAATTGGAAATTTTGAGCGGTACTCAGCAAGGCTTATCGATGTCATGCCCTACATCCATTTTTAATTTCCGATTTGCTTGCTAGTCGAACCTCCTTGATTTCAGCACAACCCTCAAAGCCCATAAAATCTCGCTTAGCACCGCGATATCCGACAGTTTTCTCGTTAATGATCAAGTCAATTTTGAGCAAATTTTTTATGTAGAATTCTTTATAAACAATCAAATCACCAATCTTGAACGGATTCATACTTCACCGCCTTTAATATTGAACAACTTTTTCAGCATCTGAGTAGCTTTGTATTCATAAATCGTCACGCGCTCGATGTATCCCAACTCCACCAGATCTAACAAATATCGACGTGCTGCACCCGTTGAGCACTGCACAACAGTTTCTGAAATATCGCGTGTGCGAAAAGTGTTTTTCTGATTCGCGGCGTAGATCACAATCGCAAAACGTCTATCGAACATCTGAGCAGTTTCTTGTCGTCCGGTTTTCATGCCGCACCTTCCCAGCTCACATCATTTAAACTATGGCGAAATACAACTACAGCGCAGCCAAAAGGCGCATTATGTTTGCATCCCCCAAATTTGAGGCGACCTCTTATGTAGTGAATTTCACGTCCCATCACATTGTCCTGCCACCAAGCAACATCTGTTCGAGCCGGAAGAAGACCAACAACTGTGTGACCTGCATTCGCTGTCTGTACCGCCTTATCAATCCACTGGCTAATCTCACGCCCATATGGCGGATTCATCCAGCATGTGCCTACCCAATCCTGTGATAATCCATCAACTTCTGGGGTGAAAAATCGACTGCACTTTGCATTTTCTGGTAAAGCACAAACATCAAGATCAAATTTGAAAACTTCATTCAAAGCATCAAATAAGTTTTGAGGAGTTGCCCAAACATCAGTTCGGTTTTCTGCATTTCCAAACAATCCCAGTTTTGCCATTGAGTTCATGCCCCACCTCCCATCATGCTCTTACCTGTCAGATCAATAGACGCCTGATTGAACGCAGCAACCACCGACATGCCTTTGGATTGATACTGCTGTGCAAGGCTCTTCATCGTTGCAAGCTTTTCCTGATCCAAATTCTTGTTATCAGCCTTGTAAGGCATATGAAAAGTCTTAACAGGGATGGCCACTGGTGGTGTGTGTATCTCCTGTCTCACTCCCTGCAAATTCGCCCGTGTCAGTCTTTCTTCATACAGGTTGATGAATTGGCTTTTCGCTTCTCGCATGCTTCCTTCGACAACGATGTGATAGATCTCATCCCAGCATTGCTTAGCCATCACTGTAATTTTGTGATCTGAGTTTTTAGACCATTCGCAAACGTGGTACCAAGCTTCGACTGCGGTCCAAGTTCCTGATACACACCAGGATTTAAACTCTTGGATCTGAGGCATGAACTTAGACTGACCTGAAAGCAAGCGTGCAATACCATTGCTAAATCCCTCTTGGTCAACACCAACCAAAGCCCCACGAATAATGGTTTCAACAAGTTCCATTGGTTTATCATGGAAGTGCTTTGCGAATTGCTGTGCGTACATCGTTTGCAAAATCAAAATCAATTGTTTTTCAAACGGCAAGGTTTCTACATGGGCAATCTCACGCATGACCTACCCCCTCAATCAGCAACGTCTTTTTTGGTGTGACATCGATGGGCTCTTCAAACCAATCCTTAGGCTCTTGCGGCTGATTGAAATTAGCCCAGTAATTTGCGTTCAGGCTTTGTGGTTGAGCTGCTTGATGCTGAGTACGAATGCCCTCAGGTTTTAACTTTGCCCAGTTACCACGTATTGCATTCATCAAAGCTTGATCCCAATCTGCGTACTTCTTGCCACTCGCAACGGCGTAACCAATGAAATACTCAAGATGTTCTTCAAGACGATCAAATCCCTTCTGAGCTGCCCAGATCTTTACACGCTCACTCACTTCGAAGTTTTCAGGAAGTGTGGTCATGATTGTTTTTGGTTTTTTAATCTTCTCTGACTTAGGTTTTGATTTTGGCTCTTCATGTTTTTCAGTAACTGGATCAAGAGTGTGTTTTTCATCCGCAGATATATATTGATGGTTATCTAATGGTTCTTGATGGTTAATATGATGGTTAGTGTGAACGTCATTCACTACCTCAAGTGAACGAGATTCACTACCCTGCGAATGACATTCACTAGTAGGTGAACCAGATTCACTAGTGAATGTGTTGCACTGGTGAACGTCATTCACTAGCTCTGATGAATGTGATTCACTACTTTCATTTGCCATACGGCGTGGATACTGGAATTCACCCTTAAAATTTTCAGGGTGAATATAGTAAATATTGTTCCCACCAATACCCGTAGATTGAGTAATAATTGCATTGTCGCGTAGGTAGGAAAGCCCGTTAATCACTGATCGTGTAGTCAGGCACAATGCTGCCGCTAGTGTTGAAATACTTGGAAATGCCCGACCATTGTCATCTGCAAAATCAGCAAGCTCACGAAGAACCTGCTTAGGTACGTTTGGCATTTGCATGTATTTAACGGCAGTGGAGATTTTATTACTCATGCAAACTGCCTCCCAACTTGATCAAGCCGCGCTTTTCCAACTGCCGAATAATCCGGGGTGGATAAAATTCGCCAGCAATCTTGTAGCGTGTTCTGGATTTTTCGATAACCTGAATCAATGGAAAACCATCCTCCATTAAGCGGCGTATTGTTATTGCAGCCCCCCCCCATTTGAGTTGATTGCTCTAACACGGCGAACCTCTCTTGTGCCTCAAGACATTGGTTCATCACTGAAAGCGGCATAGCGGCAAGTTCTTTGGCTGTGTAAATGCGTACAGGAGCTAAGAGTGGGATTTGATATTCTTTCGGCGCTTTTGATTGACAAGCATCGCTACGTTTAGCTGCATATCTCATAAGCCACCCGCCTTAGGCTTCACATACCCGCCAAACGACTCAACTAAACCTGCATTGATCAAACTTGCAACAATCTGACTGGCTAACCATTGCGTAATACGAAACTGACGAGCCATGAGCTCTGATAGTTCAACTTTGGTAATTGCAGCGTTATTCTCGTCATAGCCTTTGCTACGAAGATTCTGTTTGTTGCGCTCATACATTTGATTCAGCAACCGCAAAGCTGGCTCATGAAATGATTGAACCTGTTGGGCTTGCTTAAAATCGGGTTGGTTTTGAAATTTAGAATTCATGAAACCTCCCCTAATGCCATTTCAACCCCAGTCAAACGGCGCTTGGCGTTGAGTTCTGCGACTTTTGCGTGACGGATTTGAAAATTCAAACGACCATAAAACAATGAGTCGATACCTTTAAGGTGAAACAGTCTTTTTGATCTTCCAACAATTTCAAACAGATTGTCGTAGTCATCTTCGTCAACTGTTACAACCACATCCCCCACCAAAAACTCAGCTTCACCATGATCCACAGGTTCTTTCACCAAGCACGTCTTACATTGTTCATCTTTAAAATCTGTACACTTGTTAGCGCACGGGTGTTTATTTGTATTATCAAATTTCATAAACTTTTACCTCGGGAGTAACACAAGGGAATTTAAATAAATTCACATCTGGCGGGATTGAAAATGTGTCAACGCAAACAACGTGCACGTAACCATCAACCCCTGTTTCCTCTTGAACCACTCTTGCTAAATTATTTGAACAAATTTGAGCAGCGATTGGATTGATCTCGGCAACTACACAATTCTGTGATAGCTCATATTTTTGACTTTGAGTTAAATCCGCTATTTGTAATAAGCGTGCTGTATAAATTCCCGACCCGCCAAATGGATCCAACCACTCAATCCCTTCATGTGGCTTTCGTCTGTAAAGCTCCCAAACCTGATTGATTGTCGAACGAATCTGAAAATCAACTACTTGTGTTGGCGTCACGACAACTCCATCGCGCTTTTGTCGTTTAGCATCTAAATTTGCTTTCTCTTGATACTGTAGTGAGATCGCTTCCTGCTCTCTGGCTTTTTCAATGTCCGTTCTCATGGGTTTACCTTTTCGTATAAAAAGAGCGGAAAGCACTGACTGTTATTAACTAGATGCAAATCAGGTGTACAGTCAGTGATTAGAACTGAGAAAGGCTTGCTATTTCCTGTGCTCACACAAATAACGAGATTTGGGAATTCTGGTGTTGCTATGACAAACGGCTCGTTTGATTCAATGTTGTCAATGCACGGGTGTTTTGGTATATTTGTCATGTTCATTACCTTTGTAAGTTTATGAATGCCTAAGCCTGATTTCGTCGATCAGGCTTTTTCTTTGTCTAAAGCCGATAAATATTTCTGCATGTGCTTGTATGCAGCGCTGTCCACTGCCTTAATTAACTCAATCAAGTTATTTGCAATCTGATGGATTTCTTCATATTCCTGAGCTGTGACCACACCATCTTCATAAGCATCTAAAACAACTTTGTTGGCTTTGCCACACTTAATGTTGTGCAGCATCATTGCTTCAAAAATTGATAACTCATGATGTTTTGAGTTGTCACAATCCACTGGTACCAATGCAAAGCCCAGTTGATGCGCCCAGACTTTTAAAATGGCGGGATTGCGCGTGTACATCATCATTGCTTCGAGCTTACGAATATTCGGTAAATGATTCGGCATGTTTTGATTTGCATAATTGCAAACCATGTTGTGTGAATCGCCAATTGCCATCGCAATATCTTTCGGCCCGCAGTTTTCCGAGTTATTGATCATCTGGAAAAGCGCTGTTTGTGCCTCTTTACTTAATTTCAGTTCATTCATTGTGAAATCCTTGTTTTCTTTCACATTTATTTTTTCGGGCTAAAGCTTGATACTTGGTGTATGTTTTTAAGCTAGTAAATGTTTTGGATTTGCCTTATCAAGCAACCATTCTTTTGTGAGCTTGCCGTTGCTGTGTTCTGCGAAGATTTCTGCATATTGTGTTTCGCCTGTGTAATCAGTACGAGGCAAAACACCTTTCTCAGCCATTTTTCGAACTGCAACATACGAGATGCCTAATAGTGCTGCTGCCGAGGTCCGCCCACCAACAGCCTCTATTGCTTGTTGAATAGGATTCATATCTTAAACCTTATTTAAACCCAATTAATATTTTTATTAAACCATGAGTTAAATTTATTTTCAACCTATGGTTGCTTACATTTTTATCTTTTTTATACGAGAATTTAACCAAAGGTTTCACAAATAATGAAAGTTATGAGCACAATGGTTGACCGCATTCAGGAAGCACTGAAAGCAAAAAAGCTATCATGGTCCAAAGCCGCAACAATGATCGGTCTAACGCCTCAAGCTCCATCTAAATGGAAGAAGGGGCAGATCGGAAAGGAGACTTTAGATAAGCTAGCTGAGTTGCTAGAAGTGGATGCTGGGTGGCTTCTAAATGGTAAAAAAAATCAGAATCTAACCAATTTCAACATGCAAGAATTTATGGAAAAACACAATCTTTCTAATAAAGATGAATCGTCGTTTGATGCAAATGACATTCAGCGCCCAATTGTTGCTGAATACTCTGAGGATGATGGGTTTATCTGGATTGATGTTGTTGAGGCGAGTTTTTCTTGCGGCACTGGCGAGGCGATTGAGTTTCATTTTGATGTTATAAATGGCAAACAGCCATTCCCGCCCAACTTCTTCAAAAAGAAGCATGTGCATCCTGATAGCATGCGAATTATCAAAGCTAAGGGCGACAGTATGACCGACTTTATCAAAGATGAGGATCTTGTGGGTATTGATATATCGCAAACTGAAATAATTGATGGTGAGATCTATGCTGTTTACTTTGAAGGCGAAGGGATGATCAAGCAGATATTCAAAGAAGAAGGTGGAAAATTAATTCTTCATAGCCTTAACTCTAAGTATAGGGATCGTGAAGTTACTGAGCAAAATGGACTAAATTTTAAAGTTATGGGTCATCAGTTTTGGCGAGCCGGTTAATAAAATTTTTTTTAAAAATGAGAGTGCAATGATAGGAACACTTAACAAAACAAAAACTGCCTTGTCTATTAACAAACAAGAATTTAAACAGGCACTTGGGAAAATTGGCGAAGGAATTGATAAGCAAATTGCAGGACTTAAAAAAGCCAAGCAAAGCTATGATGCTTCTGAGATGGCACGGGAAGTGATTGCTGAGGCTAATATCTTTGAGGTGATCATTGAAGGTGTTAATGAAGCAGAAAACACAAATTTAAAACTGGCTGACATCACAAACATTGACGCTGCGCAAGGCTGGATTGATGAGTTTTTGGAAAAGTATTCTGAACAATAAACTGTGAACTCGACAAAATCAAGTCAGGTTAAATTATAAGGATTAATGCATGGAATTAGAAAACTTCATAAATGAAAATCTGCTATATGGAAGAGCATTAGTTGACTTGGAGATCAGCAATAAGGGATCAAATCCATTATGGACGGGCTTTGTAGCTACAAACCAAGGGGAGTTTCCTGCATATATTAAAAAATGCCGCAACGCTGAGGGTTTGTGTATAGAGATTATTAGCGCATTAATTGGGCTAATGCTTGATATCCCTATTCCCAAACCGATGCTTGTCTTGGTTGAGCCGAACCACCCGCAAATCGCTGTAGATAAACCAACATTATTATTTGGCTCTCAAATGTACGATATGCCATCCTTTGAGAGATTTTTAATGGATCACGAATTAAGTGAAGAGTGTTTGCTTGATTTCTCGGGGTTACACTCTATTGTGGCATTTGATGAACTAATCGCCAATCCTGACAGAAATAATTCAAATATTTTGTATGATGGTGACTCTTTTAGATTTATCGATCATGAAAAAGCTTTCTTTTCATCACAAGATCCAAGACTACCAATCAATGAGATAACTAAAGTTGGTAACATTTCTGAAATTATTCAACATTACAAAGGTGAGAATGAAATCTATACATTTAAGTTAATGTCAAAAATTAAAAAATGTATTGCTGATGAAATGTGGGGGACAAATTGCGACTCACTTGCAAAAAAAGCACAAAATCATTATCTGCTTAATGAATATAATACAATCATTGAAAGAGTAAGAAATTTCTTAAATGCCAGAAATGGTGTGTTGGCAATTTTAATTGAAAATGCTATAAAGCCACCACAATCACATCAACAATTAGATTTAATCGGAGGTTAAGATGTTTGGTAAAATTTCATTTCCTTCCGAACCTAGTTTTTTTGCCGAGTGGAGAACTGTGTATTTTGAGCCAATACCAAAAAGTGGGGAGCTTATTGCAATTCTAATAACAACCAAAGATTTAAGTGGCACAATTGAGGTTTTTGATGCACTTCATCCTACAGTTATTGATAGCTTATATGGAACCAAAGCATCATCATTTAATGGATATATAAAACTAATAAAAGCAAATATTTTGAAAAATAATGGGGAGTCCACTCTTGATGGTGTAACTATAGGTGCTTGGCATACCTCTCAGTCAGATAATATTAAAGGCATAGTTCGGCAAGCTTTGTACAAAACTGCAAGCCTTGGCTCTGTTGCCCTAAAGGGATTATTTGAGCAAGAAGATAGTTTATTTGAGAATGAGCAAGTCGACAACCGTTGGTCTAAACGTGTTAAAAATGCAGTGTTAGAAATTGATTCATCCTATGAAAATGCATTTGATATAAAAATCCCTATCAGAAAAGACGTAAAAATTTCTTGTGGATTCCATACTGCTCGTTATTCTGCGAAATTTAATGTTTGCACATCACAAACTATTACCAGAATGAAGTCAAACTTAATGGATTTGCAAATATTTGATTCGCACAATGTATCTAGCAACTATGATTTGATTATACAAATGCCAACAGATGACAATCTACAAGTACCATTAAAAACTTTGGCTAGAATGAAAGAAAATATTGAACTCCTAAGGGAAGAAGTGGCATCAAAAACTCACATCAATATCTATACATGTGATTCTGAAAAAGAAGGCGCAGCAAGAATTTTTGAAATGCTCAAAGCAAGTTAGATATTTTTCTTATTACACAACCCACCCCATCGGTGGGTTTTCTTTTGTCTATTAAAACAAAATTAAACCTAGGTATAAAAATATTTTCACCAAAGGTTTAATTCGGACTTGATTTTAATTTATACCTTTGGTTTAATGATTTCATCAAGACAACAAAAAGCCCCTTCACTTTGGACGGCGTAGGGGCTTTTTAACGATGGAGTTCATTATGGAACAAAACACATTGAATCACAATAGACCAAGCTTCCAGTTTCGTATGAAGCATATAGCGCTTGGTTCTGCGATGTTATTCGGTCTAACAGGCGCATACGCCCTAGTTTCTGAAAAACCTGCACCCGTTGCAACATATCCATCTTCCAAACCAAGTGAATATGGTGTTTCAGCAATCAAAGTCGATAACGACAAAAGCTCAGGTGAAGCGGTAATCAAACTGGATGGCTTCTATATCTATACAAGCTTTGATTTCACTGCACGCGAAGAAAACTACGGCGTTATCGGCTCAGAACATGAAGTGATTGAAATCACCAACTTGGCAATTGACCGCATTACTTCCATCGGCGGTCATGAATACAGCGACTTCACAGATCGCAATGATCATCGAAATATCAACACTCTCATTGCGACTCATATTGAGAAGAATCATTTAGTTGGGGGTGTGTGATGGAAAACAAAAAATACGAACTTCTCGATAATGACACTGTTACCACATGGGATGGTCACGCCCTTAAACGTATCCGCGCTTTGGTTGCAATTGGTTCATTAGTTGCAGCTGGTGAGCTTGGTGGATATATCGAATCAGAAGATAACCTTTCTCAGGTTTATGGCGACGCTTGGGTTTCTGGCGACGCTCAGGTTTATGGCGACGCTCGGGTTTCTGGCAACGCTCAGGTTTCTGGCAACGCTTGGGTTTCTGGCAACGCTCAGGTTTATGGCGACGCTTGGGTTTCTGGCGACGCTCGGGTTGAGCAGCGACGCGACATTTTTTGGTTATCCATCATTGGTAGTGAAAACGGCACATACACTGCATTTAAAAATAAAGATGGCGGTGTTTCAGTAAATCGTGGCTGCTTCAATGGAACATTAGAGCAATTTTCCGATGCTGTAAATGAACGTCATGCTGGTCAATATCATCAAGAGTACCAGTTAGTAATTGAGCTTACAAAAATCCGCTTGGGTGTTATTGAGGAGGCTGTCTGATGGTCACATCTACTCAACGCAAAACCCAGTTTATCAGCAACGAAAACGGCGAATTTCGCATGCGTCTTTACTCATACGAATACGTTGAAAAAGGCGGTGAAATTTATCGTGTTAGCAAGTCAGGATTTTTGTATCTGATCGAAGCTGCCGAACACGCTGAAAAGCCATGGATTCGAGATATTTTTGAGCGCGAACGCAAATTTCAAAGACGTAAAGCTGCGGCGATTATGTTTAGCGACCCATGCTTTAGACGGGAACGCTATTCAGCGAATCAACGCATTGCATACAACAATGCTAAATATAACAGCAGGTAATAGAACAACAAATGTAACTGAATAATGAGGAATGAATAATGAGTATAGCAACTTTGATTTTAGGGCAGTCTGGTACTGGTAAGTCTGCAAGTTTAAGAAACTTAAATCCTCAACATGTGTTGTTGATTCAAGTGATTAAGAAACCCCTACCTTTTCGCTCGCCAAATTGGACATACATCACCCCTGAAAACAAACAGGGTTCGATTCTTGTGTCTGACAACCCGCAATTTATCATCGATGTGATTAATAAATCTAAGCGTCCAATCATCATTATTGATGACTTTCAGTATGTCATGGCAAATGAATTCATGCGCCGAAGCACTGAAAAGAGTTTTGATAAATTCACAGAAATTGGGCGAAACGCTTGGGACGTGTTCAATGCGGCAATCAATGCTCATGATCATAAGCGTATCTATCTTCTAAGTCACACTGAAGAAGATAGCCAAGGCAAAACTAAGATTAAAACCATCGGCAAAATGCTGGATGAAAAAATCACTCTCGAAGGCATGGTTACGATCTGCCTTCAAACTTCAGTGATCAACGAGCAGTATATTTTTCAGACCAAAAATAATGGCAACTCTACTGTAAAAGCGCCGATGGGGCTTTTTGAAGAAGATCATTTTGAAAATGATTTGAATGAAGTAGATAAGGCGATTTGCGAATACTACAACATCCGCAACTTATCGCAACAGCAAAATTCTCAAACACAACACGCATAAATTCTTAACTATCAACTGGAGCAATCTTTATGAATCAGCAATACAAACAATTTGGTTATAACCCTGAATCAGCAAAACAAGCGGACGGTAGTCTTCGCATCGAGGAGGCAGGCAAATATGTTGGAATCATTAAACATATGGAGTTCATAACTGCTAAATCTGGTACCACGGGATTTGAAATCGAGTTTGAAACCGATAATAAAGAATCGGCTTCATTCTCAATCTGGACTGAGAAAAAAGACGGCACACCTTTGAGTGGGGTTCATAAAATCAATGCATTACTTGCTTGCGTAGGTGCTCGTGGACTAACCCCAACAAATGCACAATTGGAAAAATACGATTTCGATGAAAAAGAACGTGTTATGAAAAATTGCATCGTGGCACCTGAGGTGGCAGGTAAACGTATTGGTTTTTTACTACAGCGTGAAAACTATCAAAATGATAGTGGGGATTGGAAATATCAAATGAATTTCTTCTCTTGTTTTCATGAGCAAAGTGAATTGATGGCTAAGGAGCTAATTGAGCGAAAAACATCACCAGAGGCGCTTCCTAAATCACTTGCTTCTTTAATGTCCAATCCAATCACCACACGTAAACCAAAGAATAACGGTGGATATGGAGGAAATAATCAAGGGTATGGTCAAAACAATGGTTATGGCCAAGGTGGATTTGACGATTATTACAACGATGCGCCACCAGTTCTAAATAACTCGCAACATGATGATTTTCCTTATTGAGATCTAGATTATGAATGCGATTATTTTAGACACCGAAACTCATGACATGAAAGGCTTTCCGATCGAGATTGCTTATGTTCACTGCTCTTTTGTTGATGGTCTACCGACTGTCAACAAAGACGCGGTTTTTGATGAGTATTTCTCATGTCCTGAACCGATCACATTTGGCGCGATGGCGGTTCATCACATTCTCGAAAGCGATATTGCGGGCAAGCCAAGCCATGAAACATTTCGTGCGCCTGAGTGCGAATACATTATTGGTCATAACATTGACTATGACATCGATGCAGTTCGATTGGCGCATAAAGATTTCAATGCCAAGGCCATTTGTACGCTGGCATTGGCTCGCATGGTCTGGCCAGACGCAGCACATAATATATCTGCCCTCGTCTACATGCTGACCGGTGGTACAGAAAAAGCTCGGGAAAGTATTCGTAATGCTCACAATGCAAAGCAAGATATTTTACTAACCGCTTTCATTCTCAAACATATCTGTCAAAAGCTTGGCATTAAAGATATGCAGTCGCTTTATGTATTTTCTGAACAGGCACGCATACCGACACATATCACATTCGGAAAGCATAAAGGTACAGCGATTAAAGATATTCCAGCAGATTACGTTACTTGGTTGCTCAAACAACCCGACCTAGATCCTTATCTAAAAAAAGCATTGGTAAAAGGATAAGAAAATGACAGCTATTTTAAATGCCAAAGAAGCCTTTGAAGCGCTTCAAAACCGTAAAACTGTGCTTTGTCGTTATGCTGGTGACGGAACTCTACCTGGTGATAAAGACTTTTACTCGCTAGATCAAATGCCAGCTACTGTGTTTGTAATGCCGCATTATGAATTTTGCATCAAGATCGAAACTATGGAATTGGCTGGTATCACATTTACCAAACCCCTTACGCTTGATGAATATCAAGATGACCAAGAAGTCTTTGTTCTCAGCACATTTGCTCCATCAATATATATTGTGAACTCCAAAACCGCTGCGCTTGTTGAATCAATTAATGCTGGTTTTGTTCAACGTGATGCTGAAAATGCAAAGCTTCAATTGAAAGCCTTATCTAAAGCGCTAGGGCGTGAGCTTAATGACAATGTTTCTGTTACACGTCTTGGCAATGAACCAAAGAAAACTAAGCGAAAAAAAGAACCTGAGGTTAAAATCACGGCGATTGATGATGAAGTAAATGAAACGCTTGAGAAAGTGGACCAGGAAAATACAGGTACAGGTATCACTATTATCGAACAAGGTCCTGTTGAGATCGTTGAATATAAATTGGGTGTAGGTCAGCAAGTAGAACAATATTGGGATCATAGGGAAATTCTAAACGACCTGATTGATCAGGTATCAAAAGCAAAAACACCAGCCGAAGCCAATGCTGTTTTTCAACACACAAAAGGCTGGTCACAAGAGCAGACTGCCCCGCTCCATGCTGCTGTAAGTCGTCGTCTTGCAGAATTGCCCCAGCCAGAAGTAAAAGAGCCACCTTCTTTACTGGTTCGCATTCAACGTGCTGCCAATCTTGATGAATTAGCTGAGTTGGAAATCGAGGTCTCTACTCGTGATGCTCAAATTGTTCCAGCATTAATGTCTGAAGTTAAAAAACGCCGCGCTCAAATCAAACAATTTGAACCTTCTTTTGCGGAGGATCTGCTATGAAATTCCACTACTCAACCCGAACCCGGCATCTGACTGTTTTCGGTTCAAAAATGGACCATCATTTTGAAAATGTGAATGCATCAGAGATCAATGATTTGATTACTGATGCGAAGTTTAAAGAAGTGGTGTGGAGAAAGCGATGAAATTTCCAAAACAATTAAACGACATGAAACCTCAAGAGCGCTGGGATTGGCACGAACGTCAGAAACAGATATTACGTGATGCCGCTAAAAATGGCGTAAAGGTTGAATTAACTGCAGAACTATTAGAATGCTTCATGTTCATGAATGACCTAACTGAGCTTAAGCACTGCCAAATGATAGCAATGCATAACAATGCTATAACAGCGATTGGCTCAGCATTGATTGAGCAGGACGATGAAATGCGTAATGAGTGGTTATTGAATACGTTTGAACAGGCAGATGATCCTACATATCAAATGTATAAAGATGCTCAGGAATTCTTTGATCGCAAAAGCCTACCATTTCCTGAATCTGTTTTAGAGCATCGACAGAACATTGAAAAGCAAAATACGATTTTTGATCAAGATAACGCCAAATTTGAAATTTGGTACCAAGAAAATATTGTTCCGATTTTGAAGTGAGGTGGCGTGATGATTGATTTAGAACTTGAGCGAAAGGCTTTTGAAGAAGAGTGGAAGGTGCTTGGCGGTCACTTACTTTTTGTTGAGTGGACAACTGACAAAATTTATTCACTATCTTCAAGTGCAAATGTATTAAACAAAAATGATCAAATATCCTTATTCAATACAATCAATACAGCTTGGGAGTTGTGGGTAGTTCAAGCGAAAGCGAAACAAGCCGAAATCGAAGCACTTAAAGCTGAAAACACGGAATTAAAAACTGCAAATTCAGATATTAATGCGGCGTTAAGAGAACAGCAAGAATTTAATCTTGATCTTCAGGAAAAATTGCTCGGTGTTGATGTGGGTGAGTTTGTGGTTGTCAAAAAAGAGGATATTGAAAATTGGTATTTAGATGAAAATGAACATGTCTGGTATGAAAAAGATAGTATTGACGGCTATTTAGAAGATTTAGATAACGGTGAAGTGCTTGAAGTTCAGCGTAAAGAATATGTGGTCATAAACAGTAATCCAGTTTTTGCTACAAATGTTTATGAAGATGCAGACAATATTCAGTGGGAATTATTCGACTCAAAAGAAGAAGCTGAAAAGGCAGCAGCACATTGTAAAGCGATGGTAGAAGCGCAAGGAGATGGGGATGAATGAAAGAAAAATCAAAACCTGTGATTTTTGCGATGATGGTGATGGTGGCTGCATATTTCCATATTACGGAATTGCACCGCATGTACACACAAAACCTATTGATGGGACTGTATTCACTGGTGAGATTCCAGAAAATTTTAGCCCAGATGGCGATGGTTTGGGTGTTTATACACACTGTTTAAATTGTGGCAGCGATGGAACATTTGATGGCACTTCGATTGAAGCTGAAGGAGGTTGATGTGGGTATTGCAATTGATTTAACAAATACTGAGCGTCGTATTTCTACTGCCGAGTTTGCTTTGAGAATGAATATTTCAAAAAAGGAACTTTATGCCAGAATCAATGATGGTCGTATTCAATCACCCAAGAAAGATGGGCGAAAAAACTATTGGTTGAATAGTTATGTTTTAGAATGTATCGTTAAACCAGATGACGACAAGATAAGTTTATAGAATACAGGTCGCAAATAGCGACCTTTTTCTTTCAATAAAAATAAAAGTGAGTAATATTGTGAGTAATAAAATACATTAGAATATTTTTATAATTAAATTACAACAACTTATACAATCAGTGATGACTTGCATCCATTGTAATCATGGCAGCCGAACGAATAATATCACCATCTAATCGACAAATTTCATAAATTGCTGCAATGAAAAATGCTTGTCCATCTTTACGACGTACACACCAACGTTGTGGTTTCCCATCAATGTATTTAGCTTCATAGAACTCAGTGACAGGGATAACACCAAAGTTACACTTAGCCGCGGCTTCAAAGAAGCTTGAACGCTGTAATAAGGTTTCACTACGCGCATTGTAGATTTTTTTTGCAGAAGATAAATCAGTCGCCCATTTAGGTACTAAACCAAACATCACATCTCGCCATTCCAAACCCAATTCAGATTTAAATAATAACGGTGTCGTATAAGCAGGATAAACTTCATCCAAATATTCAAAAGGAATTGGAGGTAAATTCAATGCTTGAAGTTGACTATAAGTTAAAGGCTTAAAATTTGCGCACAT